TCTTCATCGTGATACCCGTTCTGCCCGTGTTGCCGATAGCCCAGCATTGTTTTTACCAGGAGCGAGCGCCCTGCGCCCGAAGTTTCTGCGCCTCTGCGAATGCCTTTTCCCATACGCTGCCGTGGGGGATAACCTTGAGGCAAATGGTTTCCAGCTTGGCGAGCCGGATGTTGGGGTCTTTGACTTCCATCGCCCGCTTGAGGTAGGTTTCCGGCTTCATCTTCCTCACCAGACCTTTCCGGCTACATCCTGCTCGATGTAGGCGTAGAGCGGGCAGCCGCATTGCGAGATAGTGACCGCGATGTCCTGCTCATTGCTCGCCCAATTCGCATATACGGTGGTGTTCTCGTTGATGTCGTCGAGCTTGCTGGCCGTCCCGCTTCCGTTCTCGATGCAGTCGTTCACGGCGGTCTGGATAAGCTCGGATAACGTGGAGCGATACTCTTTCACGGGGCTTCCTCCCTTTAGTAGATTTCAATGCCTGCGCCTTTGCAGACTTGTTTGTAAAGCCTCAAGGTGATGTGGTTCGGGCAGTTATCTCCCTGCGCTTTCCGGCAAACCTCATGCGCGAATGGGTTATCGTCAATGGGCGCGGGTACATAGGTGGAAAGCTCCGCGAGCTTCGCAATGCTTAACGTCTCGATTTCCGAATCGCCATCCCGGTCAAGCATTCTCTTTGTCGCCGTATCGTGGTACATAATCTCCGTATAATCCCGTACACGCTTTCCCATTGTGTAATCCTTTCTGCCCTGCCATCATCAGGTCGGAGGGGGCAACTCCGGCGACGGGCTTGCACCCGTTTCGGCTCACTTCTTGACAATCTTGAAGGTCACTTCATGGCCGGGGTTCTCTGCTACTAGCAGCTTCTTCATGTCGTCAACCATCATATTGTTGTCGAGCGCCGCTTGGATGACTTCGACGAGCTTCTTTCCGTCGAGGTATGCCCAGATGTAGGTGCGAGTGCGTTTCATGTGAGCTTCCTTTCTGCGGGGATTGGCCGCCCCGCTCGGCTACGTTCTATTTCTTCTCATAATCCTTGCACGCGAGTGTTCCGCATCCGAGTAACGGGCTTTTACTCTTGCCGTCTTTGTACGCTTCTCCCCACTTGCTGTGGCGACACCACCCAGACCTGCTTTCTCGTATCGGCTCACGCTGGAAGTGTTTGCATGTAGCGCATTTGCTGGGTTTTTCCATTTTGCTTCCCCTTCCGAGGTGGGGGGTTCCCGCCTCTGTTCGTTTCTTAGCTGTTCACCCAAGCATCGTTGCACGTACCGTCTTTGTTCTCTATCGTTACTCGCTTGTTCAGAATCCCGTACTCTTTGCCAGTCATAGCTCCCAAGCCTTTCAGCGCTTCCTGTACCTCCTTAAAAACTCTGTCCCAATCATCATCGTTGTCGGCGGCCATTGCCATGGCCATATTCATGACGCTTATCAGGTGTTTAATCATCTCCGTCAACCGTCCTTTCACTTTCTGTTGAGGAACTCCCACTCGTCGGCCTCGGCATCGCTTACGTCCCTCGCCCAGACCTTTAAGACCTTAAATCCGTTCCCGCGAAGCTCGGCTGCGAAGTCTTCGTTCCGTTTGAAGTAGTCGTCGCGGATGGTCTTTAGGTTTCCGCTTGCGGTTCTTACGAGTGCCGTTTTCATCGTGGTTGCCTCCTTGCTTTCCTTAACCTCAAGGCAAGTATATTCGATATTTCCAAGTTCGTCAATAGGAAAATTGGATATATCGAAGAAAAATTTGATATATCGAAAAAGCCGCCACCCCGAAGGGTAGCGGCTGGTAGATATTTGGTATGTGGCAAGGATTACAAGCCTTCGACGGGGCTGTCGCTGTCGCCGAACACGGCATCTTTTTCGGGGGTCTTCTCGGGGTTTTCCGCGTCCAACATCGTCTTAATTCCAGCAGCGTATTGGGAAATATCCAATCGCTGCCACGCGGCTTTCGCGGCGGCGATAACCTCCTTGGAATTGATGTCGTACCCGAGCTTTTCCAGCGTTTCTTCCGCAATATCCCATTTAAGCTGCCCGTGCAACCGTCCGACGGTCGCTTCCGCGTATTCCACGGCTGTCTGCGCTGCGTTGAGCAGCTTTTTCTGTTTCAGCCACGGGATAGCCACGTCACGGAGCCAAGGGATGATATACTTATTCATCAAATAGCCGATAAGCGCCGAAAGCGCCGTTCCTGCGAGGCCGAGAATCCAGACGATGACTTTCGTGATTATCTCCGACCAGTCGAACGGCTCGAAGGTTTCCGGCGCTTCCGTTACGGCTGCGTCCGATGCGACGATGTCGGTCGTGGGCGCTCCGTCCGTCAGCGCGTCCCAGTTGATGCCTTCCTCTGCCGCGTATACCGTGACGCATAGCGTCAGCGCCAGCATCAGGACAAGCGCAAAGGCGAGAAATTTCTTCATGGTCTACTCCTTTCATCCGTTGCCGGAATCGTCGTCCGTGCTGCTATCCACGGACTTTGTATTGTTCCAGATTTTGAGTACGTTCTCGACGGCGGCTTTCCCTAGATAGCCGCCGATGGCGAGCTTGTAGATGTCCTTCGTCTGTTCCATCAGCGCCGTAAGGCTGTCGGTCAGCGCCGGTTGAGCGATGACGGCTATCTGGCTGCTGATTATGTGGACGGCCATCAGAAGGACGACCCATTGGATGATGCGCTGGCTGGTTTGAATGGCAAGCAGGATTATCTCTGCCGCGCCTTTTTTCTCGCCGTCGGGCGAGCGTGCTTTGGCCTTCATTGTCAGCCTGCCTCCGTTTCATCTTCCAGCGGTTGCCTGCGCCGGTCGAGCGTGTCGAGGCGCTTATGCGCCTGCTTCGCGCTGGCCTCCACCTTGATAAGCCGCTCGCGGTTCTCCTTCACGTCATCCTTGACGTTGCGCAATTCACTCTTTATCTCGGTGATGCCGGTAGCGATGTTTTCGAGCTTGACAACAACCGTCGTCATATCGGCGGTTTCCTTCTGTGCCGCAGCTCTGTCCCCGCGTTGCTGCGTTCGTATCCCGAAGTAGATGGCAAAGCAAACCGATACAACGCTGACAAGGATGGTAAGCTCAATCGTCATGCTTACTCACCAGCCTTAATTACGCCGGTCGAGAGGATGCTTTTGAGCGCTTTGGCCGCTTCGAGCGAATTGCACGGGATGTAGATGCCGTACTGCTTCGCGCTGCCGCTGTCGCTGCTGCCGCTTTCCTCCTCGCCGTCAAAGTCGTCGGCGCTATCCTCGCCCCGCTCAACAAGAAATTCGCTCTTGCAGTACCCGACATGGCTCGTGACCGTGTCGTCATACTTCACCTTCGCCCAAGTGCCGTCGTCTTCGTAGACATAGACGGCTGCGCCCTCGGGAATCTGTGTGATGCGGGTGGCGCTGGTACTCTTGCTCTTGCGAAGGTTCAGCCCGCCGCCGATAACGGTACAGGTTTTTCCGCTCAATGCCATACTGGTTTCCTCCTCCGTGGTATCGGCGGCGCTGCCGCCGATGTAGTCGCTCAAGTATTCGGCCATCATGTATCCGGCTTTGCCGTCGTAGGCAATCCTGCGCCATTCGCCGTCGCCTGCCGCCGCCAGAACGGTCGCCCCATTCGGGACGGATGCCAGCCTTACGGACGACGTACTCTTTTCCTTGCGCATGTTCACCGGCTTCCCGTTGGCGTTGTTCACCGTCAGGCGTTCAATGCCCGCTGCCGCGTAAACGCTCTCGGGAAATTCGATACAGGCCGGAATGCCGATGTCCGACCAGTCATTTTTGGTGAGGTTGCTTCCGCAAACCTTCCCGCGAGAAGACGACGAATGGAACACGTCGCACCAGCCGCCGGTGTTATTCCAGCCGTCGTCGTAGTACGCCTTGCTCCCGATGTACATGCCGACGTGGGACGCATCGCCCTCGTTATCGTTGTACTTGGAATTGTGTCCTTCGCTGTGCCGAAACGTCAGCTCGCCCTCCGAAAGCAGGCCGCCGGTCTTCAACGCCTGCGCTTTCGGGATGATGGCGATGCAGGCGTGCCGCCACATATCGTTGCTTCCTGCGAACTCCATTTCGCCGCCGCAATCCTGCACAAGCTGTTCCACCGCATCCTGACAGTCGCTGTTGCTGTACGGGATGGTCGCGCCGTTCAGCGTTTCTACTGCGCGGCGCTTGACATCTGCCGCTATCGGTATCTTCATGGTTTCCTCCTTCTCGCTATTGGTAGGTATCGTCGTTCGACAAAGCGCTCCGCGCTATGGCGTACATCGCCCTGTCCAGCTCCGCGTGTAGCCTGTCGCACGTCAGCGTGTAGGCTCTGGCGTGCGCGAGCCATACGAAGTAATGCTCCCGAACGTTTTCCTCAAGACCGTCGAAACGCCTTATGCCGGGAAGCTCGTATACCTCGTAGTCGTACTCCTTCTTCCCGTCCTCAATCGGGTAAACATGGATGTCCCCGACGATGGTGAGCGTGACATAGCGGGCATCTTCTTCGTCCGGCTCTATTGCGTAGTACGATTTGGGCGGTTCAAAGGCGCGGACGTACCACTCCGGCCTGTCGTTATCGTCTGTCATGCTGCGCCTCCCGCCATATACAAGGCCGCCCGCGTTGGCGGGCGGCCTTTGTTCGGTTACTGCTGTGCGAGTTCCGCTCGCACGGCTTCGCGGATTGCGGGCTGTACTTGCTCAATCGTCCGTAATCCCTTCTGGATAAGCAGAACGTATACCCGTACCATGATTATTCACCTCCCGCTACCAGCATTTCGTAGACTTCCGCAATGGCCGTCAGCGCCGCTGCGTTTTCCTCTTGCAGCGCGGCAATCTGCTGTTCGACGCTCGGGGCGCTCTCGGGCGCGGGCGCGTCAGCGGCCACGGCTTCCTGCGTGCGGGCGACGGCTTTGCCCTCCGCAAGCAGATACAGCGGCACGCCCTCCGGCGTGCTTAAAAGGCTTTTAAGAGCCGCGTAGCCGCCTTGCACATTCTGTCCCAGCTTGGTATTCGTGGTTTCCTCCCAGCCGGTATTGCCGCTCATGCTGGCCTCGCTGATGCCGATGATTTCGCCGTTGGCATTGGTGCATACCCAAACCTTCATGCTACCTTCCTCCGTTTCTTTTTCTTCGTTTTCGGCCATACGCCGAAAAGGTCGTGATAGAGCTTGTCCATTTCCTTCACGGTATCGTGACTGTCAAGGTGTTTCTGATACCCTCGCCATGACTGGTAGGCGTTCCGCACGTCATCCATCGTCAGCGTGCCGTCGGCTACCATCGGAACGAATGCCTTGAGCTTGCGCCGCATGTGCGTCGCGCTCGCCCTGCTGGGCTTCATCACCACCTTGCCCGTGTCGGTGAGATAGAACCTGACCTTGAGGAATGTAAACCGCTTCACGGGGATAATCTGCGTCTTGCGCGGGTTGAGCTTGATGCCGAGCGCGTCGAGCTTTGGCCGCAACGCTTCCAAGAGCGCTTCGAGGTATTCGCGGCTTTCGTGGATGTAGTAGCTGTCGTCGTTATACCGGCCACTCAATCCGATGCGGAAAACCTCTCGCACAAAATGGTCTATGGCATTCGGGTACGCCACGGCAAGTATCTGTGACACTTGGCTGCCTATGCCGAGCGATTTCGAGCCGAAGCTCCTGACGAATTGCCATATCAGCCACAAGAGCTTCGTGTCGTGGAAGGCTCTTTTGAGCTGCGCGAGCAGCGGCGCGTGTTCGATGCTGTCGAAGTAGCCGGAAAAGTCAATCTGCAATATCCAGCCATCGTTGCCTCCGTGCCGCCTGTAGTACAGCCGAAGATGCTTGGCGCATCGCTTCAATGCGAAGTGGATGCCTTTGCCTTTCAAGCTCGCGCCGTTGTCGTACACCAGCGAGCGCCGGAGTACCGGCACGAGGGCATTGTCGCTCACGCTCCGCTGTACCACCCGTTCCTTGAAATGGACGCTGCGGATGTTGCGGGTCTTCCCGCGTTCGTTGATGGTAAAGCAGATGAAGCCCATCACAACGCTGATGCCTGCTTTGAGCTTCTTCCTCAAGTCCCATGTATTTCGTAGGAGGTTCATCATGTACCGCTGAACCGAGGCTTTCCACCTCACGCCCTTGCGTGATTGCTTCGCGGCTTTGATAAGGGCGTTTGCGCTGATGACGTTCTCGTAGTTATCGTATTGGCCTACGGCTTCGTCGCGCTTCCGCATCCTTTCGGCTTCTCGTCGTTTCCGGCGTGCCGCTTTTCTTTCGGTACTGTTCATGCCCCTCCTTTGTGCTTCATAGGGCGGCGTGCAGGATTATAATTGAGCGCTGTTCTACCTGCGTGGTTGTCGTGCATGAAAGCGGTGGATGCGCTCGACACCCGCCCATGCAAGAAGCGTCCGCACGCCAACATCGCCGCACATATTTAGCCGCATTACCGGCTCGGTTACACCCTCCTTCCTGTCGGACGCGGATTTCGGCCATTTCTGGCCTACTCTGACTGGTCAATGACAGAATCAGGGCGGCACGCCATTCGCGTTGCTCGCGCCGTTGTTGTTCGGATTCCCGTTGTTGTTGACATTCGCAAAGTTGGCGGCGCTGCCAGCGTTCGACGACGCACACCACCAGTTGTTGCGGGAAGCGCCACACGGCTAATTGCAGGGTGTAACCTGTGTTTCAGCTTTGTCCGTTTCTATCTTTGCAGATTTCCTCCATCCACGGAGCAAAGCGGATTCTCTCATAAGCCTATTCCCGATGTCATCCAGCTTGTTTGCGTCAATCTGCGACAGCACGAGTATCATCCTCTGGATTTCCTGTATGATGACCTCGTTCGTGTTGATTGCGTCCTGCTGCAATGCCTTCCGCTTCGCCAGTCTTTCTGGCGTTGTCGGGTATGTGGTATAGGCTTCAACTATCTGGCGTTGCAGCCGCCGGATGGAGTTGAGTATCGGTATCGCATAAACGTACCTGTACTTCTTGGGTACGTTCTTCTCGTTCATCAGAAACCGCGTGAGGGCAATTTCGATTTCGACCGCATTGTCCCAATACTCATATCCCGTTGGCCGGTGAAACCGGCTGAACACATTGCTCATAGGCTCTCATGTCCTTTGCTGCCAATATCCCCGCCCCACAGAGGGGGCGGGGAACAGGTGATTAGGTGAACAGGAAGCAGGGCGGCACGCCACGCGCGTTGCTCGCGCCGTTGGCGTGCGGAATCCCGCCGTTGTTGACACACGCAAAGTTGGCGGCGCTGCCAGCGAACGACGACGCACACCACCAGTAGTTGCGGGAAGCGCCATCGCCGACGCCCTTGCTGATGTGCTTGAGCGAGCCGGTGAAGATAGGCCATTGCACGGCTGCGCCTGCGCCGTAGGTGCGTTCCTGCCACACGGTAACGCCCCAAACCTCACATTCAAGTGGGAGGAACAGCTTGCCCCTGTCGAGCCATCCCCAGCTCGTAGCGTTGCTCGCACCAGCGGCCTTCGTTTCACCGAGAAGCCGCATACCCTTGTTATTCGGACCGGCGTAGATGTACGCGCCGATGTCGGTCGCAGCCAGCAGGGCGATGATACCGTGGTCAGGGTCGTTCAGCGTTTTGTACAGCGCCGAGCCGAGCCACGGGTTGGTGGCTTCCGTGTCCGTCCAGTCGGTGTTGGTCTTCCGCATCTTGAGGTACAGCGGCAGGCAGTCGCGGGGAACCATCAACAGGTGGTTCGGGACGGACGTATCGCCGTAGCGGATGTACACCTGCGGACAAACCTCGAACTTCATGGCCGCGTTGGTCAGCGTCTTCTCGAAGTACGTCAGGCAGGCGCTGGTGGCAACGTAGTACGACACGTCGCCGGTCTTGAAGGTGCAGTACGTTTCGTTGACGTAGGTGATTTCCTTCGCCGCCGACAGCGTCCCGGCGCTGGTACTCAGGGCGGTGTCGCTGAAATACTCCGTGCCGCTGGGCGCGGTGTAGCTCGAAAAGTCGTAGAAGTTGCCGTTGAGCGTAACCGGCCAAAAGTCGCCAATGCGGATTTTCGAGAAGTCGCCCGCAGCGACCGCCGTGTGTAGCGCTGCTGCGTTGGCGAAAACCGTCTTGAGGTTCACGCCGTCGTAGGTATGGTTCGGAGCGCCGGTCATGTAGTCGGGAAGCTGGGCGACGGGGGCTTTACCGTTGCCGTCGAGCTTGAGCAAGCCGTTGGCCTCGTTCGCCGGGATGTCCACGGCTTTGTCTGTATCCGGCGTGAGCGCCGTCCCAGCCACCTTCACGCTCTGGATGGAGCTGTCGGCCTTGCTGCCCTGCTGGGACGTGGCGAAGTCGGCGGGTTTCTTCCCGCTGTCGGTGACATTGCCGTCCGCATCCAGCGCGGCGAGGTTGCCGTTCGTGGGCGTTGCCGCTTTCGCCGCTTTCGCGGTGTTGAGGTCGCTGATGTTGTCCACGAAGGTATCGTGGTCGTAGGCTGTGAAGCCACGGTAGGCTTTGGTGTTCACAGCCCAAGAGCGGGCGGTCGTGCCGTTGAAGCCGCGAGTGCAGCCCGTCAGCTTGCCCGTGCCGATGCCCGTGTACAGCACGAGTTCCGCGTTGTCATCCACGCCAAGCGTGGCGATGTTCGGCGCGGCAGGGAAGCCTGCCGTACTCGCCACATTGATTTCCGTGTCCGTCGCGGCGGCCTGCGCGGTCAGCGTCGTGACGGGGCTGTTATTGATGCCTTTGTACATGGTAGTCTGTGCCATTGCGTTTCACCCTTTCAGATTGTGTTTTTAAGACGCTTAAAAGCCATCCTAACCCTCCATGCTCATTCCTCCCTTGAGTTGTCCGTCCTGATAGCAAAGACACAATCAGGCCTGTTCAGGCGACGTTTCGAGTGATGCCACTCTCTGCCGCAGCCGCTTCACTTCTCCGAGCAAAACCGCTATCAGGTCTTCGTAGGAAATGCCTTTGAACGTGTGAGTGCCTTCTTGCGTTTCGACGCAGATGTCCGGCATAAGGCCGATTGTGTCTTCGTATATCAAGCCGTATCGGGTGCGCTGCGTTTTGTCATCGTTGTACTTGAAGCTGACCGGCGCAAGCTGGTCAATCGCGCTCCCAAAGTCCGGCAAGGGTAGGATGTCGTGCTTCACGTCCCTGCAAGAATCGCTTGCGCGGGTGCGGTAGTGGACGGTGTCGCACCAAAGGATGTCCCAGCGGTTGTCTGTCGTGCCGAGGTTGCCTCTGGCGCTGTCGTAGCTGCTTCCGGCTTGGTCGCACACGAAGCAAACATCCGAATAGCTGTAGCTGCCCCAATAGCCGCTCCGCGCTGATGCGCTCTGGCCGGTGCTTGCACAGTCGAGGACAACCGTGCCGCCGTACACCCTCGTTTCGTTGTAGCTCGTACTGCCGTACAGCGCCGACAGGTTCCATGTCGTGTACCGGGCATAGCCGCCGCTCACCTGCATCTGCACCTGCTGATAGCCGGTGTTGTAGAACGAGCCTTCGCTGTTGAATGTCCAATACCCAGCCGAGAGCGTGCCGGTAAACGTCCCATCCGCGCCGCTAAGATGCTTGACGTACAGGTTGTTTACATCAATCCGCGACGCTGCGACCGTGCCGGTCGTGATGCGGCTGCCGTCGATGCTTGTGCTGCCGCCCGAGCCGAGGCTTGTTATGGTGACGTAGCCGGAAAGGTTGATTTTGCTCGCGCTTATCAACGCGCTCTGCGCCGTCAGGTTGAGGGCTGATGCGATTTCGCCCGCCGAAACCTTGAGGGCTATCTGGCCTGCTTGCACGGTGATTTGGCCTTCTGCCGTGGTTACGCGGCCTGTCAGCGTGTCAACGTCGGTCTGCGAGGCCTTCAATGCTATCTGGCTTGCCTGCGTCGCAATCTGCGTCGTATGCGTCGATACCACGTTCGACAGGTCTTCCGGCGCTGCTGACCATTCCGTATAATCTGTTCCCGCCTCAACCTTAAAGCGCTTGACCTCGAGCATGCCGCCGGTCGCCGAGTAAAGCGCCCATATCTCAACATAGTCGGTCGGCGCATACCCGAGGTTGTAGGTGAACTCCATTCGCACCCAATCCGTATCCGTTCCGTTGGCTGGGAAGGTTGCGTCCGATGTGTAGAGATAGAACGGGTTGATGATGGTATGGGTTTGTCCGGCGCTGATATAGCTATACCGTAGCCAAATCACCGCGTAAATGCCGCTCGCCTGCGTTTGGTAGATGCCCGTTCGCTTGATGTAGAAGCTGACGCGCAGTTTGTCCTTTTTTCCTGCCGTTGCGACCGCTGCTTCATCTGCGATGCTAAACATGTACGGGGACATGGAACGGATGGCTCTGGCTGCCGTAAAATCCTTGTAGTATGCGTCAGTACAGAACTGTATGCGGATGGCTGCTCCGGCTGCCGGTGCTGTGTTGAATATCAAGTATTTGGTCGTCGGGTTGAAGGCGCAATCAGTCGTAGAAACATCGTTGACGTAAACGGCTGGGATATATTTCGCCGTCGCATTGACGAAGAAGCTGGTTTTTACTCCGTCGCCGGTTGCGGTTACTGTCCATGCGAAATAGAAGAACGTAATGACAATCTTCGTGCCGTCTGCCGGTGCGGTTGTGAACGTGACGACCTTCCCGCTTGCTGTGTAGGCGGTTTGCGGTACGCCGTCGATTGTGACGTTTTCGATTTTCCACGGGACGACGGACAGCGAGAATATCGTCGTCGTGCCGTCGCCGGTGAAGACCTCCGCGTCGCCGCATCGGATTTCGTGGTCGCTGTCCAACGCGAAGTTACGGCCTGTATAGGCTATCAGCGCTGCGTCTATCGTGGTTTCGACCCACGCGCTGCCGTTGTAACGGTACGTCCGATTGTTGTCGTCCGTGTCAATCCACAGATCCCCAACATCCGATGGCACCATGCCGGTCGGTGCTGTCGCCTGCGCATACGTCCTGATTTTGCTGTCGGCGACGGCTTCCGCGTCCGCTGCTGCCGTGAGCGCCGAATACAGCGCGTCGTCCGTGATGTCGTCCCACGTCGAGCCATTGTAGCGCTTGATGGCGTGGTTCGCGCTTGTGTCGTACCATATATCGCCCGCGCTCGCATCTGACGGCTGGACGGTGTCGTAATAGATGGTAGAGCCGCCGAAGTCGATGTCGGGGTCGAGCATTTCCTGTTTCACGCTTCCGGCTTGCAGCGTAATCCCATCGAAGCCGATGGCATTCTGCCACGTTGCGCCGCCGTCCTGCGTGAAGCCGATGCCGAGGTTCGTCCCGTCGTATGCCCCGATGCGTATCTGCTTATCGTTATCCTCGGGGTTCAAAATGTAGATGTTCTCGCTGTCCCAATAGAACTGCGTCGTGCCGAGGATTTTGACAAGGCTCGCTTGCAGCACGCCGGTCGTAATCAAGTCCGCGACCATGCCGCCGCCGGTGATGGCTGTTCGCCATTGCCAAACGTCGCCGACCTTGCTATCCGCACATAGGATGCCGCTGCCGGTCAGCTTGACTGCCTTTGTGCCGTCCGTAGTCGTGTAGATTTCGCTGCCATCGGTGTCGGTCGAGCGGTTCGTCCCCGTGGACAGGATGCGCGTGACCGTCGTGTCGATGTACCCGTTCAACAGCTCGGGGTTTTTCGCCGCAAGGGTCTTACCGGCGTTGCCTGCCGCCTTTGCATCCGCAATCCGGCTGTCTAAGCTGGCCTGTACGTCGATAATGCTCATTATCAGCGTGCCGATAGTCAGCTTCGTGTTTCCGGCGTTGATGTAGTCGCGGGACAGCGCCGAAACCTTCGCTTTGATGGCTCTGGTTCTGTCGATGATGGCAACGTCGTCCCCGAGCCGCACCGCTTCGTGGGAGAAGCCCCAGACGTTTTCCATTTCGCTCACGGTCGCCTTTATCGTGACCGTCGGGCTGTTGATGCTCTGCAATGCGTCCCACGTCAGACCGAGCAGGGCTTCCGCGTCTTCGCAGTCGTCGAACTCAATTACGCCCGTGCGCTTCCTGCCGTTACGCCCGTACAGCGCCGTGGCCTCTACATCCTCAACGAATTTTTGACCCTGCGGTTTATCCGCAGGGTCGCCGTCGTCTGTACTCCAAACTACATCCTCGAACGTCAGACGCGGGGTGTTGGTTTCGTCGCCCGCAAGGGTGCTTTCGCCTTTGCCTCTGCCGTACAGCGCCGTGTACACGCTGCTGTCGTCGTAGATGTAATTCAGAGATTGTAGGTCTTTTCCCAGCTCGAAGCGCTTGCCCCTGTCCGCGCCGAGGCGCTGCTTCACGATTACGTTTCGGCTCGTTACGCCGGTATCGTTCAGCGTCCACGAGAAGGTGATGCCGCAGCCGTACTTCTCGACGATGGTCTGCAACGCGCTCCACCGTGATTTGAAGTAGAACCGCATGGATTTCGTTTCAGTCTGCTCCGCGCTTTGCAGGCTCCACCGCGAGCCGTTCAGCGCCATCGTCGTCGCCACGCCTGCCTGTACATTCGTTGGCCGCGTGTCTTCGATGATTTCGTCGAGCAATTCCGTCATGGCCGCGTGTTCTGCGTAGACCACATCCACGTCGGTGAAAGGGCTGATATTGACCGTTCGCACCTCGTAGAGCTGCGTATCGCCGTCGATGTCTGTAAAGCCCAGCAGCATGTGTTCCTCGATTTGCTTCGCATCGTCATGGGGGAACTCCGCGTTGAGGCTATACTTATCCTCGTTGACAACGAACTTCGTCGCGTCGCCCCTCACGAATTGGATGACCTCGCTCTGGTTGAGGAAGATATACTGCATCATGGTTTACAACCACCTTTCCCGCCACTCGACCAATCCACCCGCAGGGCCGGTTACGATATGGCTGCCCGTGGGCGTTTCTTGGAATCTGCTCGTCAGCGCTATGTCTGCCGCTATTGGCGTGCCGTTTCGCGTGACGGTGAAATGCTCCATGTCGATTACGATTGTCCCGCTGCTGTACGTTCCTGTGAGCTTGATGTAGTCGCCGTTGTCGATTGTCCATTGCGGCTGCGTGAGCGTGCTGCTGACCACATGGGTAATCTTGAGCGATACCGGCGCGTCGCCCGCTACGGTGAATTGCGTCCCGACGTTCTCATGCGTCAAGGCAATGTCTTGGAAATACGGGTCGTTCGCCGTGAACGTGAGCGTCACAGGCTCCCACCAATTCTTCTGCGTGAAGCTGCTTACGTCCGTCAACACCGCGTAAAGCTCCATGCCGGGATATACCTCAAGCATAAGCGCTTTTGGCTCGCTGCTGCTCGCCCACTCAATAACCCTGCGCACGTTGTCCGCGTAGGTGTCACGGTCGAGCGGAAGCTCGACCGTGACGGTGACGGGGCGTGTCGTGTTGCGCCTGCTGCGGAAGTAATTGCCTGCGCGGAAAACCTTGTCGAGCGTTCTCGTTTCGATGCCCGCCGCGCCTATCTCGATATTGATTACCTGCGCCCCTTGTACCGCGCTGCCGATACCGATACCATCAAACGATACAACGGTCTTTTCGCGGATGCTGTCGGACGACAGAAGGTTGAAGCGCGTAAGGTTAAGTCTTGACGACATTCCCGCCATTCCTCCTTATCTGCGCTTGGGTGCGCTGCTCTTGCTTCTCCGATACCGTCGGCTCAATGGCTGAACCGACCTTTTCCTTGTCGAGATAGACGTTCATGTCTGGCGCGTGCTTCCACACGGCTTTGCCGAGCGTGTCGTAGTCAATGCCGTCCTTCGCGGCTTCCTGCGCGGCAATGGCTTCCGTCACGCGCCCGAAGCCGCTGCTGATGCTGCTGTTCCTGTCGGCGACAGCATTGGTAAGCCGGTCGGCGATGTTGGTGTTTGTAAGCGTGTCCACGATGTTGTCCATCGCTTTCCCGATTACGCCTTCCGAACCGACCAAGCCGTTGGCAAGCCCGCGCCCGCAGAATAGACCGATTTCTGCAAACAGCTTGGACGGCGAAGCAATGCCGAGCTTTTTCTTGGCCGCGTTGTACGCCGCTTGCGCCGCGTTCTTCGCTGCCGTGGTGATGATGCTTGTACTGTTGCTGATGCCGTTTGCGATACCCTGTCCGACCGCTTCGCCGATGTACACAAACTTTGACGCGGCTTTTGTGCCTGCGCCGAGGAAGCCCGTCCCTGCAACGCCGAAGGCGCTGTTGAGCGCGTTGGCTGCCGCCGTTGCGAGGCTATTGCTCGCGCCGCTGTATGTGCTGGCCTGCGCTTTGTTCTGCATTCCGTCGCGCACGCCGAGGGCTGCCGATTCACCGAATGGCTTGGTCTTCGTGCTTGTGCTGCCGTCGATACCCAGCTCGCTTTTGAACGTGTCGAGGACGTGCTTGGAAACGTCTTTGACCGCATTCTTGACCATTTCCTCGTTGTCGGTGATGCCGGTCTTCATGCCGGTCATAATGTCCTTACCGGCTTCTTTGGCCTCCTTCGATTCGTCGGATTCGCCGCCGAAGCCGAAGATGGACTTGATAGCATCCCAAATCTTACCGAATATCCTCTTGACCGCGTCGCAAACCGCGCTTACCGCGCTCTCGAAGCCTTCGAGCAAGCCGTCGAGGATGAAGCCGCCTGCCTCCGCTGCAACCGTGCTGGGGCTGTTGATGCCAAACACGCCCTTGATAGCGTCCCAGATGCCGACGAACACGTTTTTGATGCCGTCCAACAGGGCGGTAACTGCCGTCGATAGGCCGTTTATCAAGCCTTGGATAAGGTTACTGCCAAGCTCGAGCCAGTCGATGCTCGTGATGCCGTCCCAGATGGCCGAAACCACCTGCGGCAATGCGGCTATCAGGTCGGGGATTGCTCCGACAATGCCGGTGATGATGCTCGTAAGGATGTCTACGCCGGTCGCCAGTATCGTCGGGAGGTTTTCGGTAATCGTGGTGACAATGGCCGTGATGATGCTCGGAAGCTGCTCCGCTATCAGCGTCACGACCGTCGGTATCGCATCCACCAGCGCCCCGAAAAGGTCTGTACCGAGCTGGATGATGGTCGGGAGGTTGTCGGTGATAAACGTCACAATCGACGTTATCAGCTCCGGCAATGCCGCCACGAGCATTTCGATGACGGCGGGCAATGCGTCGATGATTGCCCCAAGAAGCGCCTGCGCCGCTTCGAGTATCACCGGCGCGTTTTCGGTGTAGAACGTCGTGATGGATGTGACAATCTGCGGAAGGGCTGCCAGCAGGCTTTCGATTACTGTGGGTAGCGCTTCGATAAGCGAATTGAAAAGCGTTATCGCCGCCTGTATCAGTACCGGCACGTTCTCCACGAAGAACGTCGTGACCGTGTTGATAAGCTCGGGTAGTACCGTCACGAGGCTTTCGATAATCGTCGGCAATGCTTCGAGTATTCCGTTGAACAGCGTAATGGCGGCCTCCGTTATGAGGCCGATGCTGTCCGTGAGCGTCGTCGCTATCGCCGTGATGATTTCCGGCAGCGCCGCAATCAGCGTCGGCAGCGCGTTCAGCGTCCCTTCGACCAGCGCATTGATAAGCGCGATGCCGGACTTTATCAGCGCCGGTGCTGCTGCCACAACCGCGTTGACAAACTTGACCACGCACTCTGCCGCCTGTGTAATGAGCGTCGGGAGCGCCGATGCTACGCCGTCTGCCAGCCCTGTGATGATGTCCATGCCCGCCGTCGCTATATCTGGCAGTACGTCCATGATACCGGCGGCAAGCTGCGCCATAATATCCGCTGCCGCCTTCGCAATCGCAGGAGCGTTGCTCGTAAGCCCCTTCACAAGCGATTTGATGACGGAAATCGCCATCTTCACGAGTTTCGGCGCAAACTCCGCTATCTTCGTGACCGCCTGTGAAAGCACGTCGCCGAGGGCTTCCGCAAGGCCGGTGAAGCCGCCTTCCTTCATGGCTTTGTTGAGCTGGTCAACCATGCCGGTCGCGGTTTTCGTGATTTCTCGGAGCGGGGCGTTTAGCCCCTCGTACATGCTAATGCCGAGGCCTTCCGTGGCGCTCTTGAGTATGGTGATGTCGCCCTCAAGGTTGTCGAGCATCGTCGCGGCCATATCCTTCGCCGCGCCGTTACAGTCTTCGATTTCGCCGGAAAGCTCGTTCCAGCGTTCGCCGCTATCTTTGAGTAGCGCGTTCGCTGCCGCGATGGTGCGCGTGTCGAAGATGTCGGCCATCGCCTGCATACGGTCTGCTTCGCTCAAACCGGCCATCGCCGCATCAAGCTCTTGTAGTACCTGCTGCGTTCCCTTGAGCGTGCCGTCGCTGTTCTTCGCTGATATACCCAGCTTCTTCATGGCCTTTTCAGCTTGGGTTGTCGGCGTATACAGGTTCTTGAGAACGTTGCGTAGGGCTGTGCCGCCTTCGCTGCCTTTGATACCGTTATCGGCAAGGATGCCGAGCGCGGTGTTCATCTGCGTCGTATCCATGCCAGCCATCTTCGCTTGGCCGCCGCAAACGAGGATTGCCTCGCCAAGCTGTGCGACGCTGGTATTGGACTTCTGGGCGGTCTTCGCCATTTGGTCGGAGTAGTTTTCGAGCTGGTTCATCGACAGCCCGAGGGCGGCCATGCTATCCGTAACCAAGTCGGACGCATACGCCAAATCCATGTCGCCTGCTGCTGCAAGGTTCAACACGGTCGGAAGGGCGGCTATCTGCTTCTCTGCATCGTAGCCAGCGAGGGCGAGGTAGTTCATCGCCTCCGCTGCTTCCGTTGCGGAAAACTGCGTCGTAGCGCCCATTTCCTTTGCAAACTCCGATAGGTTGCCTATCTGGTCAACGGTCGTTCCCATCGTAGCCGCAACCTGTGACATGGCGCTGTCAAAGTTTTTTCCGACGTTGACCGCGTATGTGCCGATGCCAACAAGCGCCGTGCTCATGGCCGCTACGCCTTTTGCAGCTATGCTGCCGAGGGAAGCCAGCCCCTTTTGTAGACCACTCTTATCAAGTTTGGTATCAATAATAACAGAGCCGTCAGCCATGCGTTTCACCTCTCCTTCTGGTGATGCACGGCTCAACGGCTCAAAAGTGCGATATGCGATTTAAGCGCAAAATTGGACACGTCTGGCCGTCTGCACTTTCGGCCTTGCGTTTTCCCGTGTCCGAAGATTAAGACAGAATTTGACCGTCTTAAAAACTTTTAAGGACTATATCCTGCTTTCCGTTCGTGATGACGAGTTCAAACTCGCGTTTGCATCCTCTTGTACACTTCACAAACACGCCGTTGCAGTTCGCCGTGTTGTCGTACAGGCTATGCTTCGCCCCGCAGTAAGGGCATGTCGCCCAATACCGCGCTACCGGCGGTTTCTTAATCGGTTTCACTTCCTGCCTCCTGCCATGCCCGCAAACAAAGCGCCCGCTATTGCTTCCTTCTCAGCCGTGGAGCGGTTGTCCGGCAAGCGGTACTTCGCTTGGAGCTTTGCATAGTGCTTCTTCTCGGCCTTGTTCGTGATTTCGCTCAAGTCGATTGCTCGGTACTGCATGATTTTACTGATTTCGTTTTCCTCGTTCAGCCCTTCAAACAGCGCCGAGAATTTCCACCAATGGAGGTATTCGATGTCCTGTAGGTCGATGCGGTACTGTCCGAGAAAGGCCGCGTAGATTAGCGGAGCGTCCACGTTGAAGTCGTAAATGCGTTTTGGTATTCCTGCCTTTGGCTGCTGCTTCTGTGCCGTAGTGCTGGCCTTCTTCCCGCAAGAGTAGAACCAGACCATTTCGTCCGCTGCCGCGTCCACGTCTTCGGGAATCCCCTTCGGAAACCAAAGCTGGAAAGCTCCGAGCGCCTTCTCAATCTCTGTCGCGTCTTTGTCCTGCATCAAAAGCTCGAACAGAACTGCCGTCCGAAAGTCGCTCGCTATGGGAAACTCCCTGCCTCCTATCTCAACGGTAGTCGGCAGGGGGTCGATAAGTATGTTGCACTCTATCATTTATCGGCTTTCGCTGCCGCTCTGCGCTGCGCCCGATTCGGGGAGAACCGCGTCACGATGCGGCTCTGTGCCTCCGCAAGCCCAGCGTGCTGGTTTGATACGAATTGCAGGAAGGCTTCGTAGCATTCCGTCATTTCGCGGGCGTTGTCCTTCTCGCCGAACATCTTTGTGTCCGTTCCTTCGCCAAACAAGGCGTTGAAAAGGTTGCGGAACATCCGGCAGTACGCACGGATTTGGACGGATTTCTTGCCATCTTTCGGGATGGCCTTTTCTTCGATGTCGAGCGCCGCGAATGCGTCTTCGTAGCGTTCGATGGTTTCGACGTCCTGAATATCGAGCGTCAGCTCGACGCCGTTGTAACTCCAATGCGTCAGGTCTTCGCTGAACTTGTTGAGGGGAGTAACATTTTGGCTCATATGCTCATATCCTCCGTTTTTTAGCGTATGGGAAATCCGGCTGCCCTTCGCGTGAGAGGGCAGCCGGTGTTGGGTTAGGTTTCGTCAGCGGTGAAGGTGTTCGTGCTTTCAGCCCACGTTCCAAACGTGATGTCACCGGCGGCCTTGAGCGTGCCGCTGTACACAAGCGCGTCCGTGCCGTCGCCCTTGGAATCAGGGATGACGTTGTAGTTGCGCTTGAAGGCGGGACGGGTACCGGCTGCGCCATCGAACAGGTTGACGTTGACGATTTCGACCTGTGCCGCCGTGCCGATCTGCTCCTTGTCGTGTACCTCACGAAGTCGGGCGATGACGGGGTTCTCGGTGTACGCATCAAGCGTATAGGCCAGCGAGGTCGCATAGCCAACAACGTCGGTGCGCTCGGTCTTCTCATGGACATACTGGCGGCTGTACTCCTTCGGGTTTTTGGCTTCCGTCAGGGACGAAAAGCCCTCGCCCATGAGGGTGTAGGTCGGGCTGGCCGCGCCTGCCGCTGCCGTGTTCATAAACGACCGAAATTCGCTTCTGCTTACCAGAACGGGGGTCGGGTTTTCAGGCATGTTCATACGCTCCTTTGCTTGTATTTCAAGCCAAACACGGCTTGGTAGTCTTCATAGCCGTTCTCGTATCGAGCGGCCAGAGAGGGCAACGCGGTCATTTCGATGGAAGTGGCTTGCCGGTTCGCGCCAATCGAGGGTAGCTCCGCGCTTTGAATCCACTTGCTGAACGTGTCCAGCGTCTGCGTCGCCAGCAGTCTTTGTGCTGTGTCCCGCCCGTTGATGTGGACGTAGACCGCGAACGGCCACACCCCAACAAACGTCCCGTCGATGTACTTCTTTTCGATGACCGTGCCAGACAACTGCTGCATCGCCATCGACAGCGGCGCTTTGTCGGTCAGCTCCAGCTCAATCTTCACCGGCTTTGCCGCCCAAGTGTTGATGAACGTGAGCATTGCCCTTGTGATGTCCGTATCGCTCATGGCATTACTCCTTCATGGCCTTGTCCGCAAGTTCCATCCATTCCTTCTTCTTCACCGCTTTGGCCTTCTCAAACCATTGCGCCGAGGCTTGTGGATGCTTGTCTTTCGAGAAATGGTAGCTCGTTCCGTAGTACATCCGGCGGGCGTATATGCTGTTCCATATCACCTTTCCGCTGCCGAGCGATGTACCGTTGATGCCCGAGCGCATGAGTTGTCCGCTGCGCATCGGAACATAGGGGGTGCTGTCCTTCAAGACCTGATTGTCAAGCGCTTTTTGCGCTCGGGCGTACTTCGCCTCAAACCGCGCCATTGTTTGCTGCGTGTTCATCACGATTCTGGCGTTGGCCTTAATCAAACACAATGCACCTCCCAATGCCACATGCGCGGTTTACCGGCCTGCCGCCGGATGATTTTGGCTGCCTTGAAGGTTTGCGCGTTGTCGGGCGGTGCGCCCTGCGCCGTGGGGGTTGCTGTGCCGATAACAGCAAGGTCGCTGCCGTCGTCATGTACCGTCCAATAGCCCGCCTTTGCATTACTCGCGTCCCATTCCTTGAAGGGCATGTACGGCTTTGCGCTGGACGATTTCTGGTCGAAAACATAGACGATAAGCTCGTCGGCGGGGTTGAGCGTAACGCCTGTTTCCCCGCGTCCGATGGCGATACCCTGCTTCATTCGCGCATACACGCGCTGGATGACACAGGTATGGTACAGCGCGTTCCCGTTGCCGTCTTCCCCGTAGCGGTTGAAGATGGTAACGGTGTCTGGAAGCATCCTGTCAGTCGGCATCGCGGTTCGCCTCCCCAGCGTAAGCCCAGCGGTTCATGTAGCCGCCTTTGCGCAACGTGGCTATGGCGAGCGGTGAAACGGGTATGCCGCCGATGCTGCTGCCTGCTTCCTGCGCGGCTTGGGTCTGCTGCGCCGTGATGGAGTAATCGCCGAGCTTTTCGTTCTCGACGTTCGCGGCTGCTGCAAATCCCGTGTACGCATCCGTGCCGCCCTGTTGGAACAGGTATTCGGTCTGGTATGCCGTCGCTTTCTTGACGTTTTCATCCGTCGCGTCCACGATGGGGCGCATGGCTGCCGCGTCAATGATGTCCGACGCTGTTCTGGCAAGCGCGGGAAAGTCGGTAGCGGGGATGGCAATGCCGCCGAAGGTGTTCGTGTAATATTCTTGGTCGATGTACGCCATTGTCCTCACCGCCCTTCGCTTACTTGCTCTTGGATTTCGCCTTTGCGGGCTGTTCCTCCGGCTCGGGCTGCTCCTCGGGCGCGGTCTGCGTTTCCGGCTCGGGCGCGGAAAGCTGCCTGATGGTGTTCTCGTAGGTGGCAACTTGCGCGGCCAGCGCATCCCGTTCCTCGGTAAGCCTCGCGTTTTCGGCCTGTACCGCTTCGAGCTGCCGAGCAAGCGCTTCCGCAATAGGCTCGGGCGCAGCGCTCCGCACGACGGGGTTTTTGGTTCGCGGGTCGTACTCCGTCCAGCCGTCGGCAAGCAATGGTTCGAGTTGGTCTTCCCGGACGCGCCGCTCCCGATTGCCTTTCACAACGATGTGCAGCATGGGGTTTCTCCTTTCTGCCGATTTACGGGAGGGGCTTTCGCCCCTCCCGTTGTAGTTACGCCTTCACGTTGAGCTGGCAAGTGCCGGTGCGAACGACCTTGTTATCCTTGTTGAGTTCGACAACGCGGATGTAGTGGTTCGCGGTCTGGCCGGTCAGGGTGGCGGGGTTGCTGGACAGGTCGGTGTAGCCCTCGACGGTGTCGCCGAGGTCGGGCGCGTCGATGGCGGTGGACGCAATCTTGTACGCGAGGGTGTTGCCCGCCGCGCTGCCGTTGCCCGCCACGGTGATGACGGTGTCGCCCGCCGTGGCGGTGCCAGCGGCAGAGGCCACAGTCAGAGCGCCAGCCGCGCCCGCGTCAGCCATGACGAAGGCGATGCCGTCGGCCTTGTGCTCAAGGATGAACACATCCTCGTCATCCTCCTCGAAGTAAATCCACTTGCCGTCGCTGCCCGCGCTGGGCGGGTCGAGCTGCGCAAAGGAATAGTTGACGGGGGTGATGACGGACATGGGATGCACAAGGAACATGTCAATCTGCTTGGCGGTGGCGGCGACGACCCAGCCGACGGTGAAGTCGTAAACGGTCTTCATCAGCTCGGGCGGGACGGCGACGATGGAAACGAGGTCGAGCGCCTTGACCATCCGATAGATGTTCGCGTCGCCGGTCTGCACGTCCATGTTGCGCACGATGCCGCTGGCGTTCTTGATGAGGGTGTTCACGGCGGGGGTCACATACAGGATGCGGCCATTGCCGGGGACGCGGCGCTCATCCATGCGCTGCATCAGCTTGTCGAAGGTGGAGAGGACGTTCGCCGTGGAAAGGCTCACGATGTCCGGCGCGTAGTCGAGGGCACGCCAGTCGGAGAAGACCTTGCTCACGAGGTAAGCGTCCATTTCGGGGAACTTCTCCTCGTTGTTCATGGTGGTGGTGATGTTCTCGATGGTCGCCACCATATTGGTCTGCTGGATGTCCTCGGGGTGGACGCTGGTCTTCCACTTGCGACCGTTGTTGAGGGTCTTGGTCTGCCAAGAGTTGTCGTAGTTACGGGTAGTGCCGCCGATGGTATCGCGGTCAACCGCAACACGACCGCCGACCTTGATGGTCGGAATCTTGATGGTGTTGGCGTTCACCCACTTGTAGCGGCCATTGTTCGGGGTCGCGTAGAGAGCGCCGAAGTTGAGGACGTAGGGGTACATCTGGTCGAGGGAACGACCGTATTCGGTTGCGTAATTCAGAGCAGGCATGTGTATCCTCCTTCTCGTTTTAGGTTACTTCTGCGGGGGCTGCCGCACGAAGTTGAAGCCGCCGCCTTGGAAGAACACCGGCTTATCGTCCGCAGGCTTGCCGCCGTTGAGGGGCTTGGTGAATTTCGGGAAAGGATTGTTCTGGCCGCCGGGAGCGCCAGCGCCTTCCTCGCCGCCGTTGTCTTCCTCGCCCTTGAAGGCGGCGGGGTTGCTCTCCTTGAGCTTTTTCAGCCAATCATCCGCGCCTTGGAAAGAGCCATCTTCCGCGAGCTTGAAGGCTTGCGCCTTAAACGCGCTGATGGCCGCATCGCGGGACAGGTCGCTCGTAAAGCCAATCCCGCTGAAATAGCGGTCTACGGCGTGGTCACGGGCTTGGTCGTCCAGCTTTTTCTGCATTTCGGCAGCCTGCGCTTCCATCGCGGTCTTATGGTCGGTCGCGGCCTTCGTGTATTGGGCTTGCAGGTCATCCAGCTTCTTCTGAAGCTCGGCAGAAGTACCAGCCTGCGTCTTGAGGGCGGCAATATCGGTGTCGCGCTGCGCAAGCTGCTCCGTCAGGGATTTGGTGCTGGCCTTTTCCACGGTGAGGTCGTTTTCGGCTTTGGACAGCGCCGCTTTGGACGTTTCGATGTCCCTGCCGTTTTCATCCATAATCGCGTCGATGGTCGCCTTGTCCACTTCGATGTTGGCCTTCTTGAACAGTTCCGTCAGGAAATCACGCTTCATGGGGTAATCCTCCTTCAAATACGCTTTTTACGGGGTTGCATCCCTTTTGGCGGGCGCTTTACGTCTGTCCGCTGCGACATGCCGCGCTCTTTTACGTCTGTGCTGCCGAAGACATGGAACGTCTGATTGCCGTGGGTCAGCAGCCACCGCCGCCGCCTTTGCCTTTACCCTTGCCCTTCTTCGCCATCTTCCTCACCTCCGTCTTCCGGCTCGAACAGTTTGGGGTTGTCCCGAACGAGCATCAGCAGCCCGTTTGCGAGCGCTTCGACCAGCTTTTCGTCGTGGTCAGCGCTCAATATTCCGGCTGTAAACAGCATTCCGTGGACAATCTCGTGTATAAAGTTGCACTCCATCGTCTGCTGGCCGCTGGCAAGAAGCGTGATGCTTTGGCTGCTCGGGTCTATGCGTCCGCAGTAATGTGGATTAAGCTCGTTCGCCTCTTTGGGGACGACGCTAACGGTGTAGTCAATAGCGCCGATTCTGATGCTTGTCGGTATGTTCATGGCCTCGCCTTCCTGCCGGTGCTACCGGCTATATCGTGATGTCGGCAAACTTGATGGGTGCGGATTGTGGCGCTGGCGTTGCCGTTGCCGCCTGCGCTTTCTTGTTCGCCCATACCGCCTTCGAGCTTACGCTCTGATTAAAGCCGTAGGCCGCTTCCCGCTCGTGTAGGCGGGTGCGGTCTGTCTGCTTGCAGTAGGCGTTGAGCCGTGCCTCCCTGCGCTTGAGCTTCACCGACGCACTGGAAAACTGCGAAGCTAGGGCGGCTTGCAATTCGGGGTCAGTCGCCGCTTGAGCTGCTTCATCAAGGGCGACGCATTCGCGCTTTGCGTCTCGGACATCGCGCTCATACTTCCGTTGATGTTGGCTTTCGTCGTAGACTTGCTGGTTCGATTTCCCGAGCCTTGCGGACGGGTCGCGTTCAAACGTGCGCGTCGATAAGCCCTCGAAATAAGGGAAGAAATTGTGATAACAATTCCAACCACACAAACCGTCGCCGCTACCATATCCCGTAACATCGAAGCTGTCATAGCCGTGTGTCCTCCCGCTTCTGCTGTACACCTGCCCTTGCCATTCCGCGTGGGTTGGCCGCGCTCCCGCGTGGCTCGTTACTTCGACAAGGTCGCATCCCATTTCGTCCATTCGGGTGAGCTGCAACTCTGCCGTCGTTTGGTTAAGTCCAGTCAGGAGCGCCCTTCGCGCCGCAACGTCCATTCGGTCAACATGGCCGGTCGGGTACGCTATTCTCTCAATGCCTTGCGAGCCAAGGTCTTTGATGACGCGGCTCAAAGCGCCCTCATAGGAAAATGCGCCGGACGAAACCTGCATGTAGGCTCTGTCAAGCGCATTCTCGAATGCTTTGGTCGCTGTGTTCGCCGTCGTATTCGTAAAGTTCCGCATCAGGCCGTTGGTCTTTCGGATGCCTGCCTGTATGACCTCCTTGAGCGCCATCGACGAAGCAATCGGGGTCGGGGTCAGTCCCATCTTGTCGTATATCGCATCGTCGTATTTCAGCCCGTCCATACAGGCCTGCGTTATCAGCTTCGCAACCTCCTTCTGCGAGCGTGCAGACAAGCGGGCGACCTCTCGGGCTATGTCTTCCTGCATTATCCGCATATCGCGTAGCTTCTGGATTTGCCAACCGGCGCTGGCCGTGATGCTTTTCGTTTTGACGAGCCTCCGCGATATATCTCCGACGATGTCCTGCTCAAGCTGCGCCCAAATATCGACCAGCATTTCCGGCACATCCATCAGGTAAGCCGGTGTCAGCATTCCATCACCACCTGTTGAGGTTGTAGCGCATGAGGTTCAGCCGGTTGCGCTCCGTTTCCACAATCGGGGTCGGGGTCGCAAAGTCGCCGAAGGCAAAGCCGCCGGATGAAAAGCTGCCCGTAGCGAACAGGCCTTCCGTAAAGCCCTCAAACGCGAAACAGGCAGGCGGTTCGCCTGCTTGCCTTATAAACGTGTCGGTAAGCGTCGCCGCGCCATTCCTGTTCATCGTTCTCACCCTTCCTGCCGCTTAGAACAGATACATGATGTTGGCCTCGACCGCGCTGGAAAACACGATTTCGTTGATTTCCATGAACGTCGGCGTGCGCCACATTCCGCTGCCCGTGACCTTCACCTGCTGGCCGTTGAAGGTGAATTGCGTTCCCTCGGGGACGTGGATTTCAACCGCCAACAGACTGAAATTGACGCTTGGCGGGGAAATGCCGGGGATTCTGCTTTCCTCCCGCGCCTTGAAGGTTTCGACCAGATTGGTGTTCGGCGTTACCGTGCCGATGAATGAGCCGTACCTCGGTAAACTCATACCTTTTCCTCCTCACTCTCGTTCGCGGGGTTCTCGGGCTTTTTAAGAGCGTTAAAGCCCATGATTTCATCGTCGGTTTGCTCTACGTCTTCGCCGGTCATGGCTTTGGCCGTGGCTTCATCCTCGCCGTACCACTTGACGCGGTACTCCCACTTGTGCATCAAGCCGTCGCGGACTTCGCTCATGTCGCGGACGCGCTCTGTTTCGCTGTCGGTAACAACGCTGTCATCCCAGACATAGCTGGTTTCGTACTTGCCCCTCGGGGCGAGGCCGTACAGCGTCGCCATCGTGTCCATCGCCAGCATCAGCGCGTCCAGCGCCGCCTCAAGGCTGCGTTGTATGGCCGTGACCGTGGCGTAGGTGCGTTGCCGTGCTATGCGGATTTCGGTTGCTGTCCGCGCCTCGATGTTGACGTCGGCCAGCGTTCCCCTCGAAAGCCCTGTCAGGTTTTCAATCTGCATCAGCACTTTGTTGAGGCCGTTGAACAGCGCCGTGTCGCGGATTTCCGGCGAGAACGTGTCCATGATTTTCGAGCCGGTTTGCTTGTTCGGGTCGAGCTTGTTCATGCGGAAAAGGCGCTCTTTGCCGGTCGGCAGCCGCACCTTGTTTCGTTCGTCCGTGAAGATGTCTTCCGGCGCGTCGATGGCAAGCTCGCTGCCCTCGTATTCCCACATGATGCGCTGGTACTGTTCGTCCGCGTCTTTGATAAGGTCGCTGGCCTTCGCATAGATGCTCACACCCAGCGGGCTTGCTGGGTCGATGGTGTTCCCGAGCGGGATGCGGAAGTAGGCAAACAGCGGATGGTCAACACCGGCGATGGTAACTTCCGGCTCGATGTCAGCCCATTCTTCAACATCGGTCAGCGGCACCTCCGTTCCTGCTGCCAAGTCGCGTGCCGAGCCGGTCGTAGCCGTCCCGCTGTTGTACTGCCGGAATGCCCTGTTCGTGATGCGGTAGCCCTTGTCCGTGATTTCGTGCATTTCGTATCGCAGGAAGGTCACATTCTCACGGATAATGCGCTCGACGAACACCGCGCCGGTCACATTGCCCCTGCTGTCATACGAGGTCGGCAGGAAGTCCCTTGCCTGCACCACATCCACGGCGAGGTTCTTATCGTCGAGGTAGGGCTTGAACACGATGCCGCCGGTCGCGCAGGCGTACTCCGTCGTTCGCTGTAGCCGGTCGATGGTCGGCTGCATTTGGTCTTCCAACCACTTGCCGCGTTCGTCCCCTGTGATTGTGATTTGCGCTTCGAGCGTTACCATCGTCGCCACTTCTGCGGCAATGAGGGATGGGAGGTGCAAGCTCTGGCGCGGGGCGTTCAACCACGGCACTTCGTTCTTGTACATTTCTCCCCAGAACTCGATAGCGTTCATCATCGCGTCCGTTACAACAGGCGTGATGCCCGCCTGCGTGTAGATACTCCGATTGAACATCCTGTTCATCACGCCCCTTACAAATTGCCGAAACCTATCGAGCATCGGCCATCAGCCTCCGTTCCTTGATTGCCGTCGAAACATAGTAGCGTAGCGCGTCCATCGCATGGTCGTTTTCCTTGATGGGCTTTTCCTCGCCTCGCTCCGCTGCTGTGTCGTCCCAAACGTAAGCGCCGATTTCCGCGAGGGTATTGGTGCAGCGCTTGTGTATCATCAGCCGCCCAAGTGTGAAAAGGGATGCCACCTTGCGGATGCCGTTCGCCACGCTGTTATCCGCGTCCCTTATCTTGAGGCCGCTGCCCCGAAGCGCCACTTGGAAGCTCTCTGCTGACGGGTCGATGTACACATATCGCGGCGGCAAGGCTCCATTCGCTGCAAACTCGACCAAATCGTCGGCGTACTGCGCATCGCTCTTTTGCCGCTGCTCCGTCCGGCTGTTGAAGTAGTATTCGTTCGCCACGATGCTCCTGTAGCCGTCGTCGTAAACGTCCAAAAAGGCGCAGGCATTTCGCGTTCCGTAGTCCACCGCGATATACCGCACCCATTTCCCGTCCCGTATTTCCTGCTCCGTCGGCAAGGCGCTGTCGTCGGCTATCAGGTTGTCGTTGAACATGCTGTAAATCACGCCTTCTGCCAGCACCCACCGGCCTTCGATGTACCGCTGGAAGAATACGCCCGAGTACATGTTCCTGTATCGGTCTTTGGTTCGCTCGCTCAGCGAAAGGTTATCGTCCATCGTGAAGTGCAAGTAAACATAGCGCTTCTTCGCACATTGGTTTATCCATCTGGCCTTGAACCAATGGATACGGGAACCGGCGGGGTTGCAGTTAAACCAATGCTTTGCGCCCTCTACGCTGCAACGGCCTGTCGCCTGATTGACAAAGCTCTCCGGCATGAGTGCGGCTTCGTCGAACAGCACTCCGGCCAGCGTAATGCCCTGTATAAAATCTTGGCTGCGTTCGTCCCTTGCGCCGAACAGGTAGAAGTAGTTGACGTGGCTGCCTCTGGTGACAATCAGGACGTTTTCGCTGCGCCTGTCCATGACGGCGTAGCCTCTGCTGCGAGCCATGCGCTTGAGGTCGTTCACGACATTCCTGCGTACAGCGCCGATGCTCTTTCCGCAGATGGCGAAGTTGCTCCGCTGGAAGCGGTACATCGCCCACATCAAAAAGCTCAATGACATGCTCATCGTCTTGCCGGAGCGGATAGCGCCGTCGGCGATGATGCCGTCCATATCGTTGTACTTGCTGTTGTCCATCCACCACGTCAGGATAAACCGCTGCCGCTTCGAGAAGGGCTTGAAGCGGAATAGCGCTTCGCTACGGCTCGGGAGTATCGGGGCTGTCTGGCTCAATACCATCCCCTCCTCCCGCCATACCGTTCAGCGCTTCGATGAATCCATCATCCGGCTGCACGGGTTCGTCGTTCTTGACGCGCTGCTCGAACTTGAGGCGCTCGCGCTCCAGCTTGAGCCGTCCCTTGTCCGTTTGGTCGTAGGATGTTACGGCCTCGCCGGAGATTTCGAGGAGAAGCTGCGCCGCGCGAAGGTCGCCCTTGATGGCTTTCTGCGCCACGGCCAGTATCGTCATCATCAGCATGTTCACGTCTTCGCTCGCCGTGTCCACGCCCATGTTGGCAATCGTCGCAAGGACTTTCGGCGGTAGGTTCGGTTGCAGCGCCAGCACGAAGCTCGCCATTTGCTTCATCGTGCGTTTCCTGCGTCTGGCCTCTCCTGACGCGACGCCTCCCTTCGCGCCTTTCTTCTGCGCTTCCTCTCGGCTTTGGCTGCCCTTTGTGTACGGTATCAGGTTCTTCTCGTTCGCCACGTCACCACCTCATTTGCTTTTCTGACGGCCTGCCCCGCTATTACCGTCAGTCGGTGGCTGTAAGCTCACGAAGCTCGTATAGCTCCTCCGCTCGATAAAGCCGTTTGAGTGTTTTCCCCGCGTTAAAAAGCTGCCGTATGAACTCCTTATCGGCCTCGCTCTGGCAGACGATGGACACATTGAAGCTCTGGATTACGTTGTCTTCCGCGAAGTCTTTGTAATCCTTGTATTCGTCCGCGTCCACTTTCGTCGGCTCTGCGTCTGGCCGTCCATACCCGAATTGCTCTGCCTCGTTGAAGCCGGTGAAGGCGAGGTCAAAATCATCGTCGTTCAGGGCGGTCATTTCCTCGCATAGCTTGTCATAGTCCCATCCAGCGATTTCTGCCGTCTTATTGTCGGCTATGCGGAATGCCCGTATTTCCTCCGGCGTAAGCCCTTCCGCGTAGATGCACGGTACTTCGTCCATCCCAAGCATCATCGCCGCTTTGAGGCGTGCATGGCCGCTGACGATTACGTCGTTTTCGTCGAGGATGATAGGGTTCTTGAAGCCGAAAGCCTTTATGCTCTTTTGGAGCTGCAACGCTGTCCGCTCGTTCTTCCTCGGGTTATGGGTATACGGCGTGATGTCGGCGGTCTTTTTCATAACGACCTGTAGCCTGTTTGCCTTACTACTCTCCGTATCCATACTTTCTTCCCTCCAATCAGTCTTTTATTTATATATATAATATACAGACTACACGCCGCAGCCTTTACAGCCTCCGCACCCGACGTAGGTCTTTGAGCTGTCGTATGTGTACACAACATCGCCGTTTCCATCCCTGCCGTCGGGTTTCATCACGCCCTCGAACAGATGGAATGGGCTTTGCCCTGCGTAGGGGTTGTTCCAGAGGTATCGCAGATAATCCCGCATGGACATAAACTCGAACTTTGCGCGTCGCTCAATGCTGTTCGTGTTGTAGCCTTCTGCCCTTACCCACGGGAAGTCCAGAAAAGCCATATCCGCGTCTATCTCGCTGAAATGCACCTTGCCGTTCTTCCGGCATAGCTGCAATGCGTAGCTGAAATTGCCTCGGGAATACTCCCAGCCTTCCGGCAATGCGCAACAACAGCTATTGTCACAGGCCTCTTTGAAGTGCGCGTCGCTGACGTAAAACCGCATTCCCAGCCGGTGGCATAGGTCGTCCATTTCTCGGATGTATTTCTCCTTGATTTTCCGATTCAGCCGGAGGTAGCCGCTGCCGCTGCTGTACCGCTTGTAGAAATCGAAAATATCAAAGCCGCAACATTCGCTGATGGTTTCGTAGCCCTTCCTCGCGCACATGCTCCGCGTTTCGAGGCAAAAGAACTCCGTCGTTACCGCCGTCGCGCCTGCGTCGTGAGCCGCGACAATCAGCTCCTTGTAGTCCCTGCTGCTTACCCCGACGATGAAAGGCCGGAGGCGAAGCGTCGCGCCGCCCTTGTTCATCTGCGTGTAGGCTCGCATCGCGTCCAGCCGCTTTTGCGGCGACGGTACGCCCTGCTCAATCTTCCGGGCAAATTCCTCGTTCAGCGTGATAATGCTGAATTTCATGTTCCAGTTGTCCTGCCCGTCGAACAACTGCGTGTATCTGCTGTCGTGGAACACCCATGCGCTCTTTGTCGAGAAGCATATCGGGTAGTCCAGCGCCTTGAATATCTTGAGGCATTCCAGCGTTATGCCGTACTTTCGCTCAAACTCGTCGAATTGGTCAGATAGGCCGCCCCATTGTATCGGCCTGTGCGCCCTTATCCATGACGTAAACTGCGTTTCTTTTTCCAGCATGAATATCTTGCGTATCTTCTCGGGGTCTACGCTCTTAACATCCTTCTGGAAATAGCTCTCTTTGGCTTTTCCGAGGCCGCGCTGGTACTGGCTAAAGCAGTACACGCAACCGAATGAGCAGTTGGAGTAGGTGTCGAACGTGACCGGCAGGCTGCAATCCGCTATCTCATTCGTCCATCGCGGGCTGCCATAGCTGTGCGGTATCTTATCGCTGATTGCTGCCAAGTGGTTTCACCTTCTTTTCTCCGACGTATCGTAGCTCATTCTGCCGCGTGGCGTGGGGCTTCACCAATTCGGGGTATCGTTCCAGTAGCATCCGACAAGCCCCTGCGTTTACGCTGTCGCCTGCCGCCTGCCACATCTTCTGACAGCCGCCTTTGATTTTGTGCCGCCGGTCGATTGTCGTGTCGTTGAAACGGACGATGTTATGGCCGTCTTCCACCATCCGTAAACTCAGCTCGAAATCTTCCTTGAGCCGGTACTCTCTGGCGAACCTGTATTCCGGCGCTTTCTCAAACGCCATAAAACACCCGATTATCAGGTTGTTCACCACATACGTTTCATCCATGAAGAAATCGTTTTTGATGGGGTATACTCCCCACATGATGGCGTTCTCCGCTGTGCTGATGGTATATCCGCGCTCTATCATGCTCTCAATGGCCTTCCGGCTATCGAGCGGTTGTAGCTTCCCGTTGGATAGCCTGTAAAAGCCCTTAATAGCATCTGCCAGCATGATTACTCGGGTATCGTTGCCGAACATATCCAGTAGGGTATTGCGGTTGTCTGCTATGCAAGTACCATCCCTGTACACTATCCGCGCTTTCCGTCCATACAGGCATTTGTATTTCGCATAGTCCGCTTTATCCTGCGTCGATATGTTTATCATATCCTGCCCAAAGCCGAGGTTGGATAGATACTGCAAACACGCTTGGTTATCTGCCCGTCTGTACGACGGTATGCAGAATACATAATCCTTCATCGCCCGAATCGCCTGCGCAATTCCGACGACGAAAGACCGTGGCTTCTGTCGTTGAAGATTATCGGGATATGCCGCTCCTCGCATATCTTCCTGCCGGTGAAGTTCGTGCCTTCGTACTCCTTCCCGACAAACCGTAGGTCATAGTCCAGCATTCGCAAAGCCAGCTCCAAATCCTTCTCGCCCTGCAGCGGCACGATTTCGTCCACGCCCTTGCAGCTCCAAAGCCTATACCAGCGCTCAAATACGCTTTCGATGGGGGCTTTCTTGCTCGGTCTGTCCGTCGGGTCGCATATCAGCCCGACAATCAGATAGTCGCAGTATTTCCGGCAGTTGCGTATCATCGCCTGATGGCCGGGGTGAAGCAAGTCCCCAACGACCGACGTAAATCCTCTAACCATCTTGCCCTCCATAATCCCGCCTGTACTCGTCGAGAAGCACGGCGATTGTGTCCCTGACCTTCTTCCGCTGCTCTGCTGGCCGGTATTTGAAAATGCGAATCCAATGCGTGATTTCAAACAGCCTCACCAGCATTCGGTCTACCGCGTGTACCATTCCGTCGAATGCCTGCCGGTAGTGTGAGATGTCTGTCTGGCTATACCCAAATCCGTACTCATAGCCCGTCAACGAGAAGCGAATCTTGGCAAGGTCGAGTATGTAGCTCGAAAAGTCGCCCTTGTAATTCGGGTCTATGAGATACAGCTTGTCGCCGTTGGCTATGACGTTTGAGAGCGCCATATCTCCGTGCGAGAATGACACCTTCGCGCCGATTGCCCTTGAATGCTTCGCCAGCTCTGCTGCAACCTCGCGGGTGTCTTCGCCGTCGTCATGGCTGTACAGGTTTTCGATGTACCTTCCGAGGTCGTTCGCGCTGTCCTTTTCATCCGCAAACCTGTATGCCGTGCTCACAATCTGCCGTAGGGTAAGCTCCGTCAGCGCATCCGATAGCGGCTTCCCGTCGATATGCTCCATGTACAGCGTGTCGAGCGTTATGGAGTAAATGCGCGGGGTGTTGATGCCGCGCATTGTTTCCGCTCTGCGATACCAGTCGTGTTCCTGCTTCGCTTTCGGGCTTTTCTTGACCACTGTTTTGTCTTCGAGAAAGACCTGCGAGCCGGAGCCGCCGGTGAGCCGCTTGAAGTCCGCTTTCAGGAACGTGTCGAGCGTCATGGCCTTGTCGTCGATATACCAGTCCCCGAGCGGCTTTCCGAAGATAAGCTCGTCATACTGTACGCCGTGTCGGTCGAGCCATTCCGCGAGCACGCCCTCGTTGCGCTCCTTTATCAGCTCCAGATCCCCGTGGCAACTGTTTTGGCCTCTCGCCGTGTAGAGCTTTATGTAATACCCCTGCTGCTTGAGCCGGTTCAGCTTGCCGATAACCTCGACAACCGGCTCTGCGTTCGGATAGTCCCTGTTTTTGTGGACGCATATCACGTCGTCGATGTCGAATACCAACGTTCTTTCCATCTGCGCCTCCGTTACTCCGCTTCCTGCATTTCGCGGATGCTCGCCACGGTGTAGCGCTTCTGCAAATCGTCGGTTTCCCCGATGATTTCCTTGAGCAGCGCTTTATCATCGTCGTTCTGGCAACACACGATGCAGACAAATTCGCCCGTGTCCGCGCTGCCGGTCGCGTCGTCGTCTTCCTCCTCCTCGGGTTCGTCTTCCTCCTCGGGTTCGTCCGAGGGCTGCTGCACCGTCGAAAGGTCGATGCCGTCCAGCTCGAAGTCGTCGAAGCCGGTTTCCGTCAGGTCGAAGCCGGTCTTCTTCAACTCCGCAAACTCTTGAGCGAGCGCTTCGATGTCCCACTCGCTGTCTTCCTGCATACGGTTGTCGGCCAGCCGGAAGGCTTTGGCCTCGTTTTTCGTCAGGTCGTCGGCGCGGACGCAGGGAAACTCCGTGATGCCAAGCCTGACCGCCGCCATTACTCGGGTGTGACCGGCGATAAGCACGTTATCCTTGTCGATGATGGCCGGTACTCGGATGCCGAACGTCTTGATGGACTGTGCAACCTTCTCCACCGCATCGGCATTCTTCCGTGGATTGTTCTCGTAGGCTTTGATGTCCGCTATCGGAACATATTCGATGCTGACGGCGTTGTTCTTCATGGCTTTTCCTCCCGCTGCGTTTCGGCATGAAAAAAGAGTATCCCGCATCACCTTTCGGATAGATGCGGGACGCTCTCGTATTCTGCGATGGGTTTCTCCCATTGCCCGTTGATGTTATCATAACACACTTGAAAACGCCTGCCAAGGGTGCAAATCCGGCGCAACGGGGGGTGCAAATCCAGATTTCACGCCTTTGCCGTCACTCTGCCATCTGGTAAATCTTTGCGAGTGCGCGGTTTTTGAGGCGCTTGAGCGTGTCCTTCGACATCTGCGTGCTGTACTTGCTCTGGTGCTGGGCGATGACGTTGTTCCACGTCATTTTGTCGATGACCTGCGCTTCGATAATCCAGCGTTCCTTCTCGGTCAAGCCCTTGAGCCACGCCTCGACGAAGATGACGGTCGGGAGCTTTTCGTCCAACTCCGTCTTCGCGCTTTTCAAATCCGCTTCCAGCTCCTTGATGTCCGCAGGTACGAAGCCGGACGCGAGAGCCAGCCCAATGCGTGAGGTCGGGTCGGATATGCTGCTGCCGTGCGGCATCCCCGACATCCCTCCGCTGCTCCCGACAAGCTCTGCCGCCGGATTTGCCCTGTACACCTTGAGCTGGCGCTCCGCGTTCTTGATAAGCACTTCCAGATGCCCGCACCGCCCGACGTACTCCCTGTAATGCTCCAACATCGCGTCTATCGTTTCCTGCCGCATTCCTGTCCCTCCCGTCAGAATGGCAAATCGTCGTCATCCACCTGCGTAAAGCCCTGATTTGCCATTTCTTGTGTCGGCGCTGCCTGTTGCGGCGCTGCGCTGCTCTGGCCGCCGGATTCCCTGCTTGACAGGAACTCAACTTCATCGGCGACGACCTCGGTCACATACCGCTTCTGGCCGTCCTTCTCGTAAGTGCGCGTTTGCAGCCTGCCGACCACGCCGCACTTGCGCCCTTTGGCGAGATACTTGTTCACCAGCTCGGCAGTCTGTCCAAAGGCGACGATGTTCGGAAAATCGGCCTCCACGTCACCGTTCGCATTCTTAAAGCGCCGGTTTACCGCCAGCGTGAAATTGCAGACGTTTTTGCCGCTGTTCCCTGTCTTCAGCTCAGGGTCGCGTGTCAGGTTGCCGACCAGTATCACCTTGTTCATGGGTATCCTCCTCTTTGCCCGTAATTCGACATTCTGGGCTGCTTGTTTTTGGGTGGTAGTTTTTCCCGTATAACGCAATTTGGACAAAGCAGGCCGCCTTTAAGGATTTTTAAGGACGACCTGCTTGCCTTCCGGCAGTTATCGGTAGCACTTGCCCGTTTTTCTGTCCTTGATTTCGATACGGGCAAGTAGGTCGTACCCGCTTTGGTCGATAACGTATTTCAGCACGGCTATCAAGGCGTTCTTCCGGCGCTCCGCTTCTTCATCCTCCCGACTGATGTTCATAAGCGCCGCCTGTGCTGTCGGCTCGGGACACCCGCTGCCGTTACGCAAAGGCACATACGTCTTCATTTGCCGCCTCCGCTATCCGTTACGACGCGCTCAATGCGGGCGTTCATAATCATCCTCGCGCACATGACGCACGGGGCGGGCTTGTTCATCGGCTTCCCGTCTTCGTACCCTGCGAGATACAGCGTTGCGCCTATCATGTCGGCGCGGTTGCCGTTGATGATGGCGTTGGCCTCCGCGTGTACGGCCTTGCAAAACTCATAGCGCTCGCCGTGGGGGATGCCGTTCTGCTGCCGCCAGCATTCGCCGTTGTCCGAGCAATTCGGCTCTCCGCGTGCCGCGCCATTGTAGCCGGTGCTGACAATTACATCGTCCTTCACAATTACCGCGCCGTACTGCCTGCGCAGGCACGTCGAGCGGGCGGCGACCTTCGCCGCGATGCCGAGGTAGTATTCGTCTTTGCTGGGTCTGCTCATTTCGCTTCGCCCTCCCTGTGCAGGCTGCGCTCGGGGTCAAATCCTTCGGGATAGCGAGCCTTGAGCTTTTCAATGTTCTTCTCTGCCACGGCTTCAAGGTCGAAGCCCTGTTCCGTGCAAAGCTCCGCAATGCCCCAAAGCACATCCCCGATTTCTTTCTCCAAATCGTCTTTGTCGATGGGGTGGCCTTGCAGCTCCTTCTGGAAGATGCCGTGAATTTCTCCGACTTCGCTGGCAATCTCGTAAAGAGAATGGTTCAAAACCTGCGCGGGAGTAAGGGCTTTGTTGATTGTCCGGCTCGCCAGCGCTTGGTACTCACTCAAGGTCATTTGCAATATGCCTCCTCCCACGGGAACTGTCGGAGCATGTTCTCCTCGCCGACGATTTCGGTCAGGCTGTCCTTCATAAACACCGGCGTATGGGTTTCCGCTGCGCTCTTGACCACTTCCGAAAACCATTCGCAGGTCGGCTCGACCTTGTCTTTTCGGTTGCCGGTTTCCGCTCCGAGGATAATCCAATCGCAATGCGTCGCCGCCGGTACGCCGATGTCAACAAGGTTTGTAAAGGGCGCGAGTATCGGCTCGATGCTGACGAAGGTGTGGTACTTCTTCCCGTAGAAGAAAAGGGTTTCCGGCGTGGTCGTCGTCGTACCGTACCACATGTTATCCGCTTCCGGCAGCTTGCCCGCCTCTGCCAGTCGGACGTAGCGCTCGGGGTTTTTCGTCAGGAACAGGTAGCGGTGCTGCGCCCCGCGCTTGCAGCTCTCGAAAACCTCCTCAATCCATTCGTCGGGAATCCAGTCCCCGAACAGGTCGGCGGTCGAGCAAACGAAGATGTTCCTCGGGCGCTCTTTGCGGATGTAGTCGTCCAACCTGTAGCGATAGAGCGTCGGCTCGAAGGCAAATGGGAAGGGCGCTGCCATGCGCTTCCCGCCCCGCAAGACCATCACGGGCTGAAACAGGTCGTGCAAGCCGTCGCTGCGCTTCTCCTCGTGATGGGCTACGCCTCCGGCAAATTGGTTGGCGATTTTCCTCGCATAGCAGTACGGGCAACCGTGGTAACAGCCGGTTATCGGGTTCCAAGTGCTGTCGCACCACTCAATCTTGGTTTTATCCATCGGTATATCCTCCCGTTGTAGGCTTCCCCGCCCCACGAGGGGGCGGGGATGTGGAGATTAGGCGAAGGTGAAGCAGGGCGGCACGCCATGCGCGCCGCTCGCGCCGATGTTGTACGGAAACCCGTTGTTGCCGACAGTCGCAAAGTTGGCGGCGCTGCCAGCGATCGACGACCGCGTCCAATACCAACAGCTATCGCCGTCTTCGTCCAAACAGACGCGGGCTTCCGAAGTGTCAAACGCCTCGTAGCGCTTTCCGTCTTCGCCTGCCGCGAAAATGGCCGAGCCGAACAGCTCGCTTTCGGACGGGAGGAAAATGCTGTCCACGGTCTGGATGGGTTCTCCGTTGCTCGTGTGCGTTACCTTGATGACGGGGACGATTTCCTTTTGCAGCTCTTTCGGAAGCTGCGCGAAGAACTCTTTCCCGAGCCAGTTGCGCAATTCGGTATCGACCCAGCCCCGACAAGCCCCTTCGTTCATCCTGCGCTTCGCAACGACGTTTTTCATCATCACCGTCATGTTCGGGCGAGCATGACCGTCCGCAAGGGTTTCGTGGTCGAATCCGATGATTTGCAGCTCGTAGTCGTCGTACATCAGCACGTCGCGGGGCTTGAAGACCTCTCTGGCGCGGCCTTCCTTCAAAAGCTGCAACGCCTCGTAAATGGTGTAGTCGCCTGCCGCTTTCGGAAGCGGAAAGCCAAGCTCCCTGAGCTGTTCGTCGGTCAACGCGGTTTTACGGTTTCCGATGCAAATGTAGTTCTCCATGCTTTTGCTCCTCTCTATCTACGGCTGCGAAGCCGGTTGTAAGCCACGCCGAGCGCGTTCCCCGCGAGCGTAAACGGCGCGAGCGCCGCCATCATCGGTAGGACAATGAAGTATGCCGTCGCCTTCCGGCAAAGCCGGGACATGAACCATCCGAAGTAATGCATATCGTACCTCCCGCCCTTCTGGGCTTAATCGAACGGGCATCCGTATTCAACCGGCTTGCCGCCTCTGTAGAAATCCGGCTTTTCGGCGGGTTGCTCCGTCATGCCGTCCTGCCTGTTCCATGCGTCGATTGCCGTGGCTACGGCCTCTGCCTTCGTCGCATAGTCCGCTATCCTCACGCGCTTCCCGCGTGCGTCGCACGTCGGGCATCTGGCGTAGCAGACAATGGCCGTCTGGCCGCCGATTACCGTCCGCGAATGGTCGTGAAACTGCGCTTCTCCGTTGCAATGAGGACATGGCGCGAGGCGTTTGCTATAACTTCTCATGCGTCCTCCGTTTCTTGCTGCTTTCGCAGGTCGGTCGTAATCTTCCGGCGTGCCACCCGACGGCACATGGCTTTCATGTTCCGCTCGCTCTTTTTCGAGCGGTAGCCGATGTCAAGCGCCGTCCATAGGCGGCTGGTGATGCGTTTGAATAGCGACCGCATGTTACTCCTCCCTTCCAACGATTTCGGCGATTTCCTGTAATTCCGCGATGAACAGCGGCAGGGTCGTCGTGTCCAGCAGGCCGGTCACGGTGCTTCCCTTGCTGCCATCCATCAGCTCCACGGTCTTCGCGCCGGTGTTCACCTGATACCGGCATATCTGGCCGTTCAGCTCATAGCTGGCCGATACGATTTGCAGCATTGAGGGCTTTGGCCGTGGCTGCGTCGGCTCTTTGGTAGAAGGTGTCCGCGTTTGCTGCATTTCGTCTTCCTCCTGTAGCTGCGCCGGTGCGATTACCGGCGCGATTTCCTCAACAACAGCTTCTTGGAAAAACCTTATCGGCGCGGGCTTGCGCTGCAATGCTGCGTACTTTACATCCTCGCTCATTCTGCCGATGTAGTTGTAGACGGTCGTTACCGATACCCCGAGCGCCGTGGCAATTTGCTTGTTCGTCATCCCTTCAAGACGCATTTGGCGAAGGGTTGAAACGTCCATATCTCGGAGTAGCTTTCTGTTTCTCTCTGCCATTGGCGAGCGTCCTTTCTCGCGCAGCTACGCCGCGCTGTGCTTTATGGGCTTTCGTGAGCGTAATTCGCGTACCCGCAGGAATAGGTGCTTTCCGGCTCGTCGATAAGCTGTTGCAGCAGTTTCCGCATCTGGCAGCGTTGCGTTTCGTCGCCCGAGGCGATGCACATGAAGCATTTGCCGCTTATGGCTTCTGTGCAAAGCTGCTCAAGGTCTTCCGTCTTAACGTACATCCAGTTCGGGTCTTTGACGGCGCGACGCTCGCGGATGACGACCTCATACCGGCGGCTGTTTGCGATGATGTAGTCGCGGGTCGCTTCCGGCATGTTTTCTTCTGCCGCGTCCAACAGCTTCCGCAGGGTAGCCATCGCTCCGAGCGCGTCGGCTACGGCTGCCTCTTGCGCCTCTGGGCTGCCAAACCGGCGCTTGAGGTCGGTAATCGCCGGTTCGATGGAGTTGATGACCGTTTCCATCGACATGTAGGCCGATCGCTCTGCCGGTGTCGGTTTCTTGTCCTTCATACCGTTTCCGCGCTCCCCGTCGCCGTCCGCGCTGCGATGCACTCCGCGCATTTGCGCGGCGTGTTCTCGCCCTTGAGCAACCGGCCATACAACCGGCAGTTGTAAGCTCCGAAGTGCTTCGCGTTGGCCGCGAGCAGACAGGGCTTGAGGTTGCTCCCGATACAGGTATCTCCGCTGGGGATTTCGATTGCCCGATACTCTGCCATACCGCCCTGCCTCCTACTGTTCGTTGGTCGATTCCAGAAATTCCGAAGCCACAAAGTAGTTTCCGATGCGTCCCCACAGGTTTCCGCTCTTGTCGTACCGCCAAGCGTCCACATGCACAATCGTTCCGACCGCGTAGAAATCGAGGACGTTCCCGTTCGGCGCATCGCGGTATCTCACGCGGCCATTCGCCGTTATCACGAAGTCGCTGCCCGCCTCAATCTCGAAGTATTTGACCATCGCAAAGGCTGTATTTCCGTTGTAGTCAAACTCCACCCAGCCGTCGCTGACGCTGACCGCGTCGATGGTGTCGCCGTTGCGGGCTTCTCCCCACGTCGATGCGTTCGCCCGCGCTTTCTTGCGGACGTTGACGTACTGGCCTTTTGGAACGATACAGGTCATGGTTTCCGCTGCCGCCCCCAAGACGGTGAAAAGAAACAGGGCGGTAACGATTGCGGCTACGATGTGCTTCTTCATTGGGGGTTCTCCTTTCGCATCGCGGCTTTGTGCCGCGCATAGTATTTCGTTGCGTCTTTGTCGGTCAATTCTTGGGTGTTGATGGCGTTGGCCTGCTCAAGCATTTCCAGTACCCTGTCCGGCCTTCTGGCATACTTGGGTAGGCCTTCCTCCTCCTTGTGCAAAGCGCTGATGACTTCCCATTTGTTCACGCTTCGTATACCTCTCCAACTTCCGTCAGTACCACTTCCACCCGTGGCTCTTTGCCGTACCGCTTCCGCACAAGCAGGTCGGAAATGGAGCTGTCGTCGGAGAAGGCAACTTCGTTCAGCGCGTCGCAGATGACTTTTGCGATGTTGTCCACATCCGGCTTGCGCGTGTGCCGCGCCTTCCCCGTTTCCATCACCTTGCGCTTGTACTTCGGTGCGCTCTTGGGAATGGGGCAGTATGCCGTGATTTGGCAGTCCACCGCTCCGCAAAGCCTCTGGCCGCCGCATTGCCTCGCATATTCGAGCCGGACAAGGCTCTCGTAGTTGACCGTCTTCTCGGGCGTATAGGTCTGCGCAAAGCCCTTATTGCTCGTCACCCTCGGGCGCTGCTTCCCGACCGGCTGGCCGAGTATCGTAAAGCTCATTTCCATGTTTCTCAGCTCCTATCTATCGCCGTGTAGCGCATTACTGACGGGTTGAATATCGCGTTCGTGTAGCCGGTCGCGCCTTGCCGCTGCTTTGCGATGCCGAATGCCATGTACTGCATGTTCGTGTCTTTAAGGCTGTTAAAGACCCCGTAATCGCGGCTGTCAACGTAAGGGTCTTCCGTGTCTTCCGGCCTGTGCAGGAAGATAACTCCGTCCGCATCCTGCTCGATTGCTCCGCTGTCCTTGAGGTCTTCGAGCGTCGGCATCTTCGCCCGCCCGCCGCCCGCGAAGCGCTTGACCTGCGCCAGCGCGATAATCGGGATATGGAGGTCGAGCGTCATGTCCTTGAGCATCTTGCTTATGTACGCCACCCGCAAATGGTCTGCGTCGAACCGCTGCTTGGTTCTCATGATTTGCAGATAGTCCACAATCAGCATGTCGCACTCGCCCTTATCGACCTTTTTCTGTACTTCCGCTCGAAGGTCTTCGACCGTGGACACGGAGAAAATGAATGATGCCGGAAGCCTGCAAGCCTCGTTCAGCGCATCGCCGAGGTTCATCCAGTCAGCTTCCTCAAGCGTCGCCTTGCGCAGCTTCATTCCGTCTACCAGCGAGAAATGGCTCAAAATGCGCTGCCCGTATTGCTCCGCGCTCATTTCCCGCGAGCAGACGCAAACCTTGATGCCCTGCTTCGCCGCGCCGATGGCGATGGTCGCGCCGAATGCCGATTTGCCTACTGCCGGTCGAGCGCCGATGATGGTCAGCTCGCCCGCGAAGAAGCCTCCGATGGCGTTGTCGATGCTGCTCACGCCGCATGTAATCATCTGTTCCTCGCCCCTGCAGCGCTTTTCGAGGTAGTCGTAGGTCGCCATCATCATGTCCTGCATACTCATCCATCCGTGGTTTGTGTACGTCAGGTCGCGTAGGGCGGTGCGGGTGAACTCAATGACGGCTGCTGCGTCGTTCCCCATGTCCATAAGGTCATTCGCTCCGCGCTGCATGATTTCGATGGCCTTCCGGCGTGCCGCCGTCTTTTTGAGAATGGCGACGTAGCTTTTCATCAGCACCGACGTAATTCCGTAATGGACGCATTCGAGCAACGGTTGGAGCATAGCATCGTCGTTGTAAAGCTCCCGTAGCTTGTCGCTCGTTGTTATCAGGTCGATGGCCTGTTTCGCCATATACAGCTCCCGCACGGCCTTGAATATGCGTTTGCTGCTGTCGAGGTAGAAGTCGCTGTCGGCCAACTCCGCGATGTACTTCCGCGTGTCTTCGTACTCGACAAGGCATCCGAGAGCGCTCTTTTCGGCTTGTTCGTCGTAAAGACAGGGGTTGGTGTAAATATCAATCGGCTCCATGCTGTCCCTCCTCAACCAATCGGCTTCAATGTCGGCTGGCTACGCGGCTCTTGCGCCTTGCTGCGCTGGGCGACCTCTGCCTGTCGTCGCTTCTCCCTGTCCCTGACCTGCTGCAAGGTCGTTATCCCTTCGCAAACGCATTTGTTCAAGATGCTCCTGACGTAACCCCAAGTGCGCTTCCCTTGAGCGCACGCTTCGTCCACTGCATACTTCACCAGTTCGTCCGTGATGCCGTCTTCGTAAAGCTGGCGTAGGTCTTCCCAGTTGCCGGAGGAAAGGGACATCAGATTTTCTTCGAGGTATCTGGCGGCGGGGGCGGCGGCTTCCTCGCACGCGTGCGTATCCTCCGTTTTTGTTTCTATTTCTTTTTCTTTTATTTTATTGGCATCGTTTGGCATTGCTTGAGCATTGCTTGAGCATTGCTCTTGCATGGTAGGTTCGCTTGGCCGTGATGCTTGAGCATTGCTTTTCTTGCTCCAACGGGCTGCCGCTGCCTTTTCTGCCTTCGCAATTCTGGCGTTTTCGCGTCCCTGTGTTTCGTTCACTCTGCGCCGCAATGAATTACTCCAAAAGCTGTCCCCATCGCTCTCAAACAAGCCAATCCCGATGCAATCGTTGATAAAGTCTTCGATTTTCAAAGTCGGCTGGCACAGCAGCGTAAGTGCGCTGAACGTTTCCGCTTTGAGCGGCAGTTGGAGATTGTCTTTCTTGGACAGCATTTCAACAACAGCCCAAAAGCAGCCGTAGCCCTCCATGCCATAAGTCGCACGCATGACGAGTATCTTCTCGTCAATCATTGCTCCTTTATCGTGGCTGAAATAAAAGTCTTTCATGGCGGCTGCCTCCTCGATACGCCGGAGCGGGGGCTACCCGCTCCGGCTTCATGCTCTTACGCGATTACGACAACGTTGCTATCCTGCAGCTTGTCCTTGAGGTAGTTGCCGATATAGCGCACCGCCTCGACGCGCCATGCGCCGCCGTCGCTTTCCAGTAGCGCGGCCTTGTGGCCTTCCGCGAAGCGGACGACGAACGGGGAGAACGGCTGCATGACCTCCGTGAACGTGCGCAGCGGGCGAAGGTAGGCGGGGTTCTTGAATACCGTGCTGTCGATTTCCTTCACGCCCTGCTTGATGGTCACGCGCTGGCTCACGCCATCGTCGGCGGTTTGGAGGCTCTGCTCCTCCGTCATGTTGCGGACAATCTTGAGGATGATGTCGCGGTTTTCGTCCTCAACGAAGTTGGTTTGCAGCATGATACCGAGGTCTTCCGCGTCCATGTAGCTGTTAAAGGCGATACGGGGCGGCGCGTAGGTGCAGCTCGCCAGCTTCCAGCGAGAATTGCTCATGCCCTTGCAGGGGGTGACGACGATAACTTCCGTCGGGCTTTTGACTAACACAATGCACTTTTCGTCCGCGTTCCCGAAAAAGCCATCCACATCCGCATGGATGAAGTCGATAAGCCCGTCGAGCGAGAAAATCTCCGTGCTGTCGGCGCAGCTCAATTCGTTCGGGCTAAACCGTTCGAGTTCGCCCTTGTAGGCGATGTAGGTTTCACCCTTGATGTCGAGGATTTGCGGGGTTTCGACCGCTTTGTCGGCAATCTCCCTGCCGGTGTCAACGAGGTAACGAAAGGCCTCTTTGAGCTGGTTTTCCATGTTCCTTATCCTCCCGTATCGTTATTTGGTCGGCGCTTCCAGCCGGTTAAAGGTGACTACGTTCGGTACGGTGACATTGCCCTCAATGTCAACCTGTCCGGGCATCTGGTTCGTCCGCTCGGACACTTCGATGTCGCCGTCGTCCGAAACGTGCATGAGTACGGTCTGTTCCAGCGGCGACGGCGGTACGAGCTTCACCTGCACATCGGCCTTCATGCTCGCCGCGTCGCGCTGCGCGTTCGGGGCAAACTTGAAAATCAACGCTATCTGGCGCGGCTTGTAGGCATCCGTGCGCAGGTCGAAGATGTTTTCCCAAACCTTTTGCAGCTCCGCGTTGAACCGCCTGACAATCTGGCCGTCCATGAGCTGGTCAAGGCTCTTAATTTCCCTTGACGGCATCCTTCTGTTCCTCCTTCTGCTTGAGCAGGTTCGCAATCGAGTTTGGGAAGTTGTACATAATCCCCGCCGCAAGCTGCTCCGTCGGCACTTGCGTACTCTCGGAAATGCGTGCGACAGCGTATGCCACCCCGAAGCAAAGCTCGTTCATGATTTGGTCGAGCGACCCTTCGCCCGCCTCAAACTTGACCAAGTTGCCTTTGCACTTGAGTTCAAACACTCGTTTCACCTCCTTTCGTCAGAACGGCGCTCGTTCGAGCGGGATGTCTATGCCGGTGCTGGCCGCAACCGTCGTTATGCCTGTCTGCTGGTTGATTTCCGTAACCATCCGTTCCTCGTTCGAGCGAGCATCCGACAGGTGGACAAGCACGATGCAATGCGTTTGCCGGAGGTCGTTCGCGGCCAGCGTTTCTTTCAACCGGCGTAGGCTCATGTGGCTTCGGACAAGCCTGTTTCGCAACGTCTGGTTCAGCTCTCCGGCTTCCTGCTGCTGGAAGGCGACTTCTTCGTCGAAGTTGCACTCCACAATCCAGTAATTGATGCCGGGGAAGGTGTTCCGTAGGTAGAACGTGTCCGTCGCGTACAGCAGGGTTTCGCCGGTCGGCTCGTACCGCACGACATATCCAAGAGGTTCTGCCGCGTCGTGCTGCGTATCGAATGCGACGACGGTAAATTGTCCTAGCCTTGTCGTCGAGAGGGCGCTGATGACCTTAAAACGTCTTAAAAGACCATCCGTGTGGAGGGCGGCGAGCGTGCCTTCGCTCGCCACAACATCCACACCCCTTGCTGCCAGCTCCGACACCGCCGCGCTATGGTCGCCGTGTTCGTGCGTCAGCAGGCATCCGGCCACTCCATCCAGCCCGCCGAGGGCTTGGACAATCTTGCGGATGGGTACGCCCGCATCCAGCAACAGCTTGTTTCCGTCCGCGTGTACGACGTAGCAGTTGCCGGTGCTGCCCGTCCCGATGACTTGCAGCCTCATTTCAGGAAGTCCGGCACATCCTCGTCGTCCGGCTCTGCGGGCTTATCCGTGACCGGCGGCTCTTGCGGCGGCGCGGGAGGGTTGTCCGGCGCTTCGATGACCGGCGCTTCCGGCAATGCGACGGGGGCGGCGTTGCCAAGCTCCGATACCTCCGCGTCCGTGATGATGTCAACGTACTGCTGCTCCCGCTGCCGGATGTAGTTGTACGCATCGTCAATCTTGGCGGGGTCGCGGGGGATGCGCTTGCTGCCGTAGATTTCGCGCTTCATGGTCTTCTCGTACATTTCCGGCAGCCAGCCTTCGAGCTGCGTCCTCACCGGCTTGCCCTTCTCGTAGACGGTCTTCTCACCGCCCCAGAACTCAGGCGAGGCGTACTTGGGCTTGCGCTTCATCACATCTTCTTTGGAGAACACGACGAGCTTGTTCTTCGCAGGGTCGTCGAACTCAATGTAGCCGAACACGCCGACCGGCAATCCGCGATTGAACGGCTGCGGAATATCGAACTCGTAGCCTTCGACGGGGTTGCGGGCATCCTTCTTGATGGGCTTGAAATCGTCGTTCTCAAAGATGACCTCGACGGTGACGGCCTTGAACGGGTCGAGCGCGTACTTTTCGGCCTGTAGGCGAATGCCGTTGTACCCCTCCATGAGCGTGATGGTGTACATGTTGCCCTTCGTGCTTTTGTACGGGATGGGGAACAGCGAATTGTCTTCCATCATGTCCAGCCCGACGCGGGCGTAGTGCGCCAAGTCCTGCGCAAGCTGGGGGAGGTCGATGGTCTTCCACGAGTACGCAAGATTGTTGTCGTACTTGTGGTCGCTGTTGCTGTTGTTCTTCCGCAGGCGCTCCGCTTCCGTCCGCTGGAGCATTTGGTCGATGCAGATGAAGTAGTTGCGGATGAGCTGCTTCTCCCTCTGGGTGAAGACGTAGGGCGTTCCGAGGCTCCCATACTGCTTCATCACCATGTTCGTAAAGCGGTCGGCCTCGCTCAACTCCGTCTTCTGCGGAGCGATAGCGGTGTTGGGGTCGCTGGCCGGTTGCGTGGCCGGAGTGGTCGGTTTGTTTGCCATGATTACGCCGCCTCCTTGGATTTATGCTCAACCCGCAGTTCCGCGTCCGTGCTCACCGACAACGTGATAAGCTGACCGGCGGGGCTGGCGATGTAGTTGATGCGCTCCGCGTTGTCGAGGAACAGCGGGGCGACGACGTTGTAGTGCTTGGACAGCACGCCGCAGATTTCGATGTCCGCGTTGACCTGCGCCGCCGTATTCGCGCACGAGTAGGCGACAAGGCCGGTTTCGCACGGTATCATGCAGTTGCAGATGTCCACGAGGCCGCCGTTGATTTGCACGTCGAACAGCTTCCAGCGCACCGTCGGGAACATATCGTTGATGGTCGCCTCAAGGGTGTTGCAGCGGTCGGTGACGAACTTCTCGCACAGCCCAATCAGCACTTCAATTCGGGAAACCTTGTCCCCGTACTCGCGCTGCTGCTGTTCCAGCGTCGCAATCCGCTTGTCGATATCGACCATCAACGAGGCCTGCGACAGCACGGACGCTGCCCGCTTGTTTTGCTCGCGCAATTCTTCCTGCCGCTCGCGCAGGCGGGCGATTTTCTCCTCAGGCGCGTCCTGTACGTTGGCACGGAGGTCGGCAAGCTGCTGGGTAAGCTCCGCATACCGAGGGTTCTCCTCGTAGTCCGGCGCGGCGGGCATGGCGCTCTTTGCGGTCTGCGCTGCATCCATTTCGGCCTGCGCCTGCTTCACCCGTTCGTCGGCCTGCGTGCTTTCCGCTGCCCGTTCGTTCACGCGCTGCGTCCATACCTCGCAATCCTTCTTTGCCGCGTTGCCGCGCCGCGTGATTTCTTGGAGGCTGGCCTTCTTCCGGCTCTCATACTCCGCTTGCGCCTTCTCGACGGCTTGCGCATACTGTTCCTCGGGGATACTCTGGCCGCATGTGGGGCAAACGCTGGCAATGCTGTCGGGGGCGACAAAGGCTTGCTCGTAAACGCTGCTGTACTCGGCACGGCACTTCTTGAGCACCGCCTCGGCCTGCTGCTGTTCGTCGTTCGCCCGCTTGAGCCGGTTCTCCGCATCCGATTTCGCAGATACGGCATTCTCATAAGCCCTCGTAGCGTCGGCGGCTGCCTGTGTCAGCCCGGATGCGGTCAACTGGTACTTGCTGGCAATCTCGCGCTTGATGCGGATGATTTCGCCTTCCGTTTCGATAATCTGCCGCCGCGTGCCGCCCGCTTCGCCGCCGTTTTCGATTTCGGCAATCATCACGTCGATTTTGGCAATATCCTTCTGGGTATCGGCGGCGTGGTACTCCGCGTCGCTGCGCTGGCGCTCGGTGATGTCCGGCCGCAGCTTGTGGGCTTCGTCGATGCGAGCCGGAATGAGCTGCAACTCTGTGTTCACCTTTTTGCGTTGGTCGGACAGCACTTTTCGCAAATCGTCCACGCCGATGCCGCGCTGCACCACTTCTTCCCTGATGGGCGCGTATTCTTCCGTGGCGAGCAGTTGCGTGTCCACCTCTGCGCCGCTCATGGCTACGAGCTGGGCGCGGCGCTTTCTCCAATCCATCGCGTTAAACGCGCCGAGGCTCGTAATGAGCCGGAATACCTCATCCGTGGCAATACCGGCGACGCGGGCTTTGAAGTCGCTGGCTTTCGTTTCGACCTCGTTAATCCAGTACACCGATATGTTCCCTTGGAAGGCCGCGTCGCTCTGGCCGCGCTTCTTCACCCAGCTTTCGCGCTGCGTCCGCTTGAGGACGAAGGGCGCGTCGTCCAGCTCGAAATAGGCGGTCACGCTGGTATCGAGGTTGTGGATTTCCTTGCCGTCCGCGTCCAGCGGCTTTTCGCGGAAGTTGTCGGAGCCAGGGGCATTGCCTTCTGCATCCTTGTTGAATAGAAGCCATGTGAAAGCGTCTTGAATGCTGGTTTTGCCGGTGGCGTTCGCGCCGTAGATGTTCGTGGTATCCGTGAACTCAATCGACAATTCACGGATGCCCTTGAAATTCTCGACAACCAGCTTCGTAAGCGTCAGTTTCACGGTTGCTCCTCCTTTCTCGTCAGGTAGATGTCCTGACCTCTCTTAACGCAAGCAGCGTCAATGCCGCCTTGCTTAATCTCTTTGCGGAAGCCCGCGACCATGTTGCTCGCGGCCTTCTCGCTCTGCGCGTGTATCTGCGCCACGGCGCGGCCTGACCGAATGAACTGCCGTAGCGTGACGGCGTACTTGTTGACCGCCTTCTTGGTCTGCACGCTCGGAATGCTGTCGCAGTACGTCATCTTGAACGGGTCTGCCATGCTATGCCTCCTTCCGCTTGCTGATTGATGCCTTGCTCCGTGCTTCGGTATCCTTGAGGTACTGCTCGAAGTAGTCCGTCCTCACCCTCAATATCCGGCCTTGCTGGTAGAGCTGGCCGCGTGCCGCGAAGGAGTGCAATATCTCGCAGGCCGTAACCCGCGACACCGCGAGAATCCGCATGATGTCCGTCGCCGAGTAGTACCGGCTCTCTGCTGCCATTGCCCTCACCCCTTACCGGCGGTCTTCATCACGTTAAGCAGCCGTTGACAGGCTCCGAGGGCTTCCGTGACTTCCTTTTCGACCGCTGCCTTGAGCGTCGGGTCGTCGATGTTTCCGCTCGCGCCGTCCCGTAGCGCCGACCGTTCAAGGTCGATAACGTCTTGGATTTCCGCGAACATCTGCATCAAAGCGCCGGGGAGCGGGTAGGCTTGCGTGTCGGGGTGTAGCCGTCCGTAGCTGTTCGGGTACTCCGTCCGCATCCAGTCGTACCAGATGTTCACGTCATCCAGCGCTACTGCGATTTGGTACATCACATCGGGGCTTGGGACGACGGCGCGGCTCTCGTACTTGTAGATGGTGGTCGGGTCGCAGCCGACCTGCTCCGCGAGGTCTGCGGCGCTCATTTTGAGCAAAACGCGCCGCTTTTTGAGGTCTGAATTAGAAAAAGCCGCCATTTTGCTCCACCTCCTCGTGCGTTACGATTACATCGGGTCGTTTGATTGCGCTCATGCTTGCTCCGCTACATCGGCGGCGTTCTCCCGCGTGGATGCTCCGCTGATGCGCTTGTAGCGGGCGATGGTATTGCGGTACATTTCCCGCAGCCATTCGGCGCTGCTGCGATACCCGAGCGCTTCAACCACTTTTTCGAGGTACTCCTTCTCGTAAGGCCGTAGCCACACGCGGAACTGCTGCATCCCTTCATGGTCTGCCGTTTCGCCTTTGGCCGCCTTTACGGGAGCGACGGCGGGAGGTGGTGCTTCTTCGGGGACTTTCATCGTTAGGTCAAGCTCGTTCGGGTCGTAGAGGTCTTCCGGCTCACACCCGAACAGGTCGCACAGCGCCCGCATTCCGGCTTTGGTGGGGAGGACGCGCCCGTTCTCAATGAAGCCAAGGGCTACGGCCTCAACGCCATCCGGCATGGCCTTCGCAACTGCGCCTTGCGACAGACCGAGGCGCGTCCGCTCAACGCGGATGTTGTTCGTCGGCATGGGAACCCTCCTCTTTACGCATACTTCTTCTCGCGGACAAACAGATGGATGTCAAAGCCGAGTACGTCCGCGATGGTCACGCCGATTTTGACGCTCGGGGTCTGTAGCCCCTGCTCAATCTTGTTATAGTGACCGGTGGAAATTCCACAGGCCGTTGCCACCGCTTCCTGCGTCATGCCGGTACGCGCCCGTGCCTTTTCCAACCAAAGGCGGTCATAAAGCTCCGTCTTACGCGCCATGTCCTTTCACCTCCCTTCTGTTTGCCTATTGGAAAAACGGGCAAACCGTGGTATGATATATGGTGAATCCGTGCGGGCGGTTGCCGCCGCCCGCACGGGACTACCATCAGGCAGCTTCCCGAAGGCTGGGAACGTCGTACTCGTGGATGCCGTAGTGGACATCGACCGGCTTCTTCTTCGGAGGGGTGCAGCAGAGCGACAGGATGTAGGTGCCATTGGGGTTTCTGTCGGTCTTGACCGTCCATTGGTATCCGGCCTTGTCGGTGTACTGGAACTCCTCCCAGTATCCGATGCCGCACATCTTGGCTTTCTTAATGCGAGCGAGCCGGTCGAGGCAAATCCTCTGGGCTTCGATGCTCATTTCGTAGGTGTCAACCTCCGAGAGAACCAACTGCGCTTGGGCTTTGACTTTGGCGATTTCAGCCTTAATCTCACGGCCAAAGGTCTGCTTCCACAGCTTGTAGGCTTCCGGCTTCGTCATGCTGTCCGACAGCATGTAGACCTTCTCGATGGCCTTGAACTGCTCGTAGGTCTGGGGATTGCTCTCAGGTGCGCCCGTTCCTACCAAGAACTCGCTGTACATCATCTGGGGTGTCCTCCTTCCGGCTTTGACGGAACCCTTTCGGGTGGCATTGGGTATTTCCAACCTCTTGGGTCAAGTATATTCGATATTTCCAGCGTTGTCAATAGGAAATGTCGAACTTTTTGGAAGAAATATTGGAGGTGTCGAATGGACTTCGCAGAACAGGCAAAAAGCCTTATCATATCTACACTTGAGGAGCGTGGGATTTCGGACAGAGCGTGCCTTGTCGGTAGCGGGCTGGCCATGACCTTCCTCGCCGACTGGCGTAGCGGGAAGGTTCGCAATCCCTCGTTCGATAAGGTCTGCGCGATTTTTAAGTATCTCGGGCTTTCCCTCGATACCATGAGCGCCGTCGAGCCTTTCGAGGTTTCCGACGACGAAAAAATGACCGAGGATGAAATGGAGCTTCTGCGCCTGTATCGCATGATTGACCGCGAGGGCAAAACGCTTGTGCTTTCCGCTGCCTATACCGAAAAGCGCCGTTGCGCTGAACAGGGGAGTGAGCCTCCGGCTGCTGCAAGCATCGTGTAATCGTGTGCCGTTCCTCCGTGTCATTCGCGGGGGAAAGCCATAGAAGGAGGGGTATGAATGAGAAAGGAAAAGCGCAAAGGGAAGGGTATCAAGATTGTTCTGGGCTTCTTCGCCTTCCTGCTGCTCTGCGGCGTTTACGCGCTGGTTACCGGCAAAGGCAACGCGCCCGCGCCTGTTCCTGCCGCTGCGCCCGTCGCTACATCAACGGCTGTTCCCGCGACGGAAGCTCCGACCGCTACAGAAGCGCCAGTCGTCACAGAAGCGCCGGTCGTCACGTCCGAGCCTACTGCGACCGCCGTTCCTCTTGTCGCCGATTGGGACGCTGTCTTCGCGCAACTGCGCGTCGCGCTCACGGACGACGAATTTTTCCCGTATGTGCGGGACGTGGCCTTTACCGTCGATGAAGCCCAGAAGATACTCTCCTTGAGCGCCGTCGTCGATGACAGTACCGCCGATGCCGTTGCGCTCGACCTCGCTGATACAATGTTGCGCCGTCTAAGCGCCGTCGCCGGAATGTATAACTCCTCCCTTGCCAGCCCGACGAAGGATTACTATGGCGGTATCTACGACACATACACCGCTGCCGTCGGTGTCGCGCCCGCCAGCGGCGTGAATGACGTTTCCGCGTGGTTCGTCAATTCCGTCGTGTACGCTGGTATGCACACGAAGCAAGCGCCGGTCTTACAGGAAAAATGAGCAACGAAAAAAAGCGCCGTCGGCGCGGTGAACGTGCCGACAGGCGCATACAAGTGACGTTGACCCTCGGGCGGCGGCCTGACGGCAAGCCTGACCGAAAATCGTTTTATGGGCGTTCTCGCGC